CAAGGAAGGGAAGAATCCGAGCGGAGGCTTAAACGCCAAAGGTCGGGCTTCCTACAACGCAGCGAATCCCGGGAAGCCGGGGCTAAAAGCTCCTCAACCCAAGGGCGGCAGCAGGCGAGACTCTTTCTGCGCCCGTATGAAAGGGATGAAAGCGAAATTGACGAGCGCAGAAACCGCAAGGGATCCCGATTCGAGGATTAACAAGAGTCTACGGGCTTGGAATTGCGCTGATGGCGGGTATGTAACGGACGCTGATGGTTGTGCTACCAGCGGCAGAACGAAGGGTAGGTTTGTATGACTGAGCAAACAGACACCGTAAAAAATATGTTAGACATCGTGGCAGTTTTTACCACCCTCGGTACATTCTTAAATTTGCTTACTCCTGTATTTGGCTTGATTGGCGCAATAGTGGGTGTCATGCGTATTTACGAGATGGCTACAGGCAAAGAGTTTTCCGCACTGTGGCGCAAAAAGAAGGCAGACGATGCCAGCGACAAGTAAAAAGCAAAAAACCTTTATGGATGCTGTGGCTCATAACCCAGCATTTGCAAAGAAAGTTGGAGTCCCTAAAGCTGTAGGCAAGGACTTTAGCGAGGCCAGCAAAGGCATGAAGTTTGGTAAGGGTTCCACAACCCGTGCTGATCGACAAACAATCAACAATCCTAAAACCAATCAAGGTAAACAGGAACTTTTTAAAGAAGGTGGCAGCATGGCAACGAAAATGAACCCCGGTTTTATGGCAATGATGGCTAAGAAAAAAGCTGGAAGCGGCAAAATGGCTGCTTTTGAAAAGTCCGGCAAAGACGTTGAAATGAAGGGCGTTAAAGAAGGCTCTCCTAAAGACCGCGCAATGGACAAAAAGCAAATGGCAATGAAAAAAGGCGGCATGGCTGGCGGTGGTATGCCCATGAAAGACGGTAAACCCGCTTTTATTGGTGACGGTAAGGGCGCAATGAAAAAAGGTGGCATGGCTAGTGGAATGCATAAGATGCCTGATGGCAAGATGATGAAAGATTCCGCCATGAAGAAAATAAACATGGGTGGTATGGCTAAAGGCGGTTCAGTCTCTGCTCGTGCCGACGGTGTTGCCACTAAAGGCAAGACAAAGGGCAAAATGCTCGCTAAGGGCGGCAAAGCGTATTGTTAATTTAAGGAGTAAATCATGGCAAAAGCAAGAGATTTAGCAGCATTGGCGGGTTTAGCGGGTCTAGCTTATGCCATGCGCAATAAGGGTGAAAGCAAAACCGACACGGGCGACGAAACAGATCGTTTGGCGGCGCGTAAACCCGCCCCTATTACTGACACCGGGGATGAAACAGATCGTCTTTTGGCCCGTTCGCCAACTCCCGATTACAGCAACGAAGGGCGCAACAAACCATTAAAAGTTTCCCCTCCTGTTGCTCCGCCAAAACCCACCGTTGCCGAAGATGTTATTCCTACCAAACCTTTGGCTACTTCCACACAGCGTACTGACCAGCTTGCTAATCTTTCACGTGCAGTAAAACGCGAAGATAAGACAAAGAATTATGCCAAAGGCGAGTTTGAGGATCTCACCCGAGATGCAGGAGATGATAGCCCAACGGCTATAAAAGCCAAGAAACTTTATGACACCTTAGATAAAAAAGCCGGGGCCCCGACATCAAGCGCTCAAAAAACTGACGCACTTGCAGTAGCGTCCCGAGCAGCAGCAGCAGCCGATAGGCAACGCAAAATGGCTAAACAAGGCGCATATAAATCTGGCGGGATGGTGTCTAAAGTTTCGTCTGCCTCTAGCCGCGCTGACGGGATTGCCACCAAAGGCAAAACACGCGGCAAAATTTGTTAAGGGGTAAATCATGGCAACAAGCAGTTTTGGAAAAGCATTTAAAGCGGCTCGCGACGCAGGCGAAAAAGAATTTGAGTTTGGCGGGAAAAAGTACAACACAAAAATAAAGGACGAAGATTCAGAGAAATCTGAACGTACTGCCGAGCAGCGGAAAAAAAGCGACACGATGACCTCTCTAATGTCGGCTGAGCGAAACATGCCAGAAGGCACTTCAGATTTGGCAAAACAAAAAATTAAGGAAGCTGTTGGTAATGCGCAGCGCAACTATGCAGGAAACCCGCCTAAAGGCGTAAACGCAATTGATAAGGGCGGCGCAAGTCGTTCTTTAAAAGTTTTAGAAGATCGTGATAAAGATACAGAGCGTTCAAACATTAAAGCTGCCGCAGATGATATGCGCGGTAGAAAAATGGAAGGTGAAATTCTGAACAACATGATTACCAACCCCCCAATGAAAAAAGGCGGAATGGTAAAGATGGCTTCCGGCGGTATGACAGCTTCCAGTCGTGCTGATGGCTGTTGCGTCAAGGGCAAAACTCGCGGAAAGATGGTGTAATCATGGCAACCGCAAAACCCAATAGCGCTGTAGCTAAGTCTTTAAAAAAGGCTGGGTTTTACGGCGCAAGTAAACCTAAGCGGTTGGGTATTATCAACAAAGTTACAACAAAACCTCAGCGGATAGAGATGGTTGATAAACTGTTTTTAGCCAAAAAAGTTAAAGGTGGTAAAAAATGATGTCCTCTCGCGGTATGGGCGCAATCAGCCCTTCTAAGATGCCCAAGGGTAAAAAAGAAGCCCGAAGGGATGACACCGACTTCACTGAGTACAAAAAAGGTGGGTTGGCAAAACAAGCTGCTACCGCCATAGCCATGAAAGAAGCAGGCAAGAAGCCTAAGAAAATGGCTGAAGGTGGGAAAACCTTAGCCGAACAAGCCAAAGAAAAGATTGCGGAGTACAACAATTCAAATAGTGGCGGTTCATCTAACGATGTTGTTCCGTATGTGCAAGCAATGGGCGGCAAGGATAAGTACGGCATTGGTGGCGGCGGGAAAGCTGGCTTTAGAAAAAAACTGGATGAAGATACGGACATAAGCGCATACCTTGAGGCTGGCGGGTTTAAACCCAAAAAAGGCGAGTTTCAAGGAAAAATTATGGGCGGCGGTGTAACGTACAACAAGAGATTTTCTGAAGGCGGTAAAACAAAATCCAAGGTAAACGAGGCGGGCAATTACACCAAGCCAGAGTTACGCAAACGAATTTTCAACAGCGTCAAAGCTGCGGCAATTGTGGGTACAGGCGCAGGACAGTGGAGTGCAAGAAAAGCGCAGGTAATGGCTAAACGATACAAGGCTGCTGGCGGGGGATACAGAGATTGAAAGCGCCACAGCAATCCCTTAAAAATTGGGGCGATCAAAAATGGAGAACCAAAAGTGGTAAAAAATCTTCTGACACAGGTGAAAGATACCTTCCTGAAGCTGCAATTAAAAGCCTTAGCCCTGCTGAGTACGCTGCAACAACGCGTGCAAAACGTGCTGGCAAAGCTAAAGGGCAGCAGTTCGTAAAGCAACCGCCTAAAGTGGCAAAGAAAACGGCAGGATTTAGATAATGGTTAATTTCATTCAAAAGCAAATTGAGATGTCTGAGCGCATGTTTGAACTCATGCACAGGGATCATAAACAGCGTATGGAACAAATTGTTATGTGGGCTGATATGAATGACAGCCTTATGCGTAAGCTTGAAGAGCGAGACAAAGAAATTAGTCGTCTGAACTTACTTTTAAAAGCGCATGAAACTGCGGAAAAAATATAATGGCACAAACATCCGGCGCATCAGCATTTAACCTTGACCTCACAGAGTTGGTCGAGGAGGCGTTTGAACGCGCTGGTGGTGAGCTTCGCACCGGATATGACCTGCGTACAGCCAGACGCAGTTTAAACATCATGTTTGCTGACTGGGCAAACCGTGGTATTAACCTTTGGACTATCGAAACCGGCACGATTAATCTGGTTCAAGGACAAAATACCTACGCCCTACCTGACGACACCATTGATTTGCTTGAGCATGTCATCAGAACACAGGCAAATGTTGCCGCAACTCAGGCCGATTTGAGCATCACTAGGATTAGCGTTTCTACCTACGCTACGATCCCCAACAAGATTACTCAAGCCAGACCTATTCAAGTTTGGATTCAACGATATAACGGACAGACTAGTCCTATATCCGCTACGTTAACTACAACAATTACGTCTACGAGTACATCTATTGTGTTGAGTGATGTTACGGGTTTACCCGCATCTGGGTTTGTAAAGATTGATAACGAAATTATCAATTACAGTTACATCACGCAGAATACAAACGCTGTATCTGGGACTTTGAATAACTGTTTCCGTGGTCAACAAAACACAATTGCAGCGGCACACACCTCTGCGGCTACCGTCTATTGGCAGCAAGTCCCCGCGTTCACCGTTTGGCCTACACCAGACAATGTACAGACTTATCAATTTGTATATTGGCGTTTGCGACGTACCCAAGACGCAGGCGGCGGTGTCAACATCATGGACGTACCTTTCAGGTTTATCCCTTGTATGGCGGCTGGCCTGTCGTACTACATCGCCGCAAAGATTCCAACTGGCGCAGAGCGCATCCCATTCCTTAAGTCCCAGTATGACGAGGCGTGGGAACTAGCAGCATACGAAGATCATGAGAAAGCAGCATTACGTTTGGTTCCTAGACAGACCTACATTGGGAGGTAAGCGTGGGTAATCGTTACGCCTCTGGCAAGAATGCAATTGCTGAGTGTGACCGGTGTGGGCAGCGGTTTAAACTGAAGATTCTGAAGACCGAGATCATTAAGACAAAACAATATAACTTGTTGGTTTGTCCTGAGTGTTGGGATCCAGATCACCCTCAGTTGCAATTGGGGATGTATCCTGTGGATGACCCACAGGCTTTGAGAAATCCTAGACCTGACCGCAGTTATGTGATTTCAGGTTTGTTGGCGGATGGCGAGTTGGGTGGTGGTAGTCGGGTATTTCAGTGGGGTTGGAACCCTGTTGGTGGAGCAAGTGGGTTTGACACTCTTTTAACACCAAATAACTTGGTTTTGGTGGTAGAAATTGGTACAGTAACGGTAAGCGTAACTTAGGAGTTAATCGTGGACAAAAAAGATTTAAAGCAAGACAAAAAGATGATTGCTGGCGCAGTGCACAAGCATGAGAAAAAGCTTCACCCCGGCAAGCCTATGACTAAACTAGCCAAAGGCGGCAAGACCAACGAGATGATGCTAAGTATGGGCCGTGGTATGGCTAAAGTTGCAAATCAGCGAGGTAAATAATGGCTAAATTCAGCGACAAACGAATGGGTAAAGAGGTTGGTAACGCTATGGTGTACGCCGAGCCACACACCATGTCTGGTAAGGCTGTGGGCATTTCTTCTACTCCCGGCAAAGAGCCAAATCACAGTAAAGCCGACACGGTCAACATGAGCATTGGCGCTATCAGCAAAGCTGCTGGCGACAAACAGGTCAAAACTAGCGGTATTAAAGTTCGTGGCACTGGCGCGGCTACTAAAGGTCTGATGGCACGAGGCCCGATGGCATGAATTACACCGAACTCAGTAACGCTATTCAAGCGTATACAGAGAACACGGAGACTAGCTTCGTGGCGGAGATTCCTGTCTTTGTGGAACAGGCTGAGCAACGTATTTATAACTCGTTGCAGTTCCCCTCGATTCGTAAGAACGTGACAAGTACTGTTGCGATAAACACAAAGTATTTAGACTGCCCTCTTGACTTTTTAGCCGTGTACTCTATGGCTGTGATATTGCCATCAGGGGAGTACAAATACTTGCTGAACAAAGATGTCAACTTTATTCGTCAGGCATATCCATCCCCTAGCGATAAGGGGGAGCCAACGTATTACGCACTATTTGGCCCCACGGTATTAAATTCTGTAATTTACGACGAACTCTCGTTCATCATTGGCCCAACCGCCGATGCAAATTACGGCGTTGAGCTGCACTATTACCACTACCCAGAGTCAATTGTGCAAAGCCCTGTTGCTATTTTGGGCGCAATTACTGGTGGCAGCGCATATACGGCGGGTACTTATTTTAATGTACCCTTGACTGGCGGTACAGGTAGCGGAGCGTTAGCAACGGTTACTGTTTCTGGCGGCGCGGTAACAGCGGTAACTATTACGAATGGTGGGCTGTACTATACGGCTGGCGGGTCTTTGTCAGCTTCCGCCGCAAATATTGGTGGAACAGGTTCTGGCTTTTCAGTGTTAATTAGTACTGTAACTAATTCTGATGGACGGTCATGGCTGGGGGACAACTTTGACACCGTGTTGTTGTATGGCTCGTTGCTTGAAGCTTACACTTACATGAAGGGTGAAGCCGACATGATGGCGCTGTACAACCAGAAGTTCATGGAAGCTCTTGCGTTGGCTAAGCGTTTGGGTGATGGTATGGAGCGCCAAGACGCTTACCGTTCTGGTCAATTTAGACAGGCGGTGACCTGATGGCGTTTACCGGCAACTTCTCCTGCGATGTTTTTAAGACTGGGCTGATGAACGGCACGTTCAACTTCACTTCGGGGACGTTTTATATTGCACTCTATACCAATGCAGCCACGCTTGATGCGTCTACCACGGCTTATACGGCTACGGGCGAGGTTGTGGCTTCTGGGTACACGGCTGGTGGGCTGGCACTTACGATTGCGCAAACCCCCACGGTAGGTACAGGCAACACCGCTTATATCTCATTTAACAACGCGGCTTGGACTTCGGCACTAACCGCTCGCGGTGCTTTAATTTACCAAAGTGGTAGTGGAAACCCCGCAGTTTGTGTACTTGATTTTGGCGCAGATAAGACTTCAACTTCAACATTCACGGTACAGTTTCCCGCTGTATCAAATACTTCAGCAATCATAAGGATAGCGTAATGGCACTTGTAAATACAACTAAAGGCAAAATGGATGAATCTTTGCTTGAAAAGAAAGAAGGTTCAGTCGATAATGATAACGAATACACAACTTGGCTTGAGTATTGGTTAGATGGAGAACTTGTCCACCGTTCGGCGCATGTTCAGTTAAAGAAAACGCCCCCAATTGCTGCTGAAGCAGCGTCTCTTACATAAGGAAACATCATGGCAAATACCCAAGCAATGTGTACTTCGTTTCTAGGCGAAATTCTCACTGCCACACACAATTTTGGAACTGCCCCTATTCGTGCAGTTACAACTCCCGACGTTTTTAAAGCAGCTTTGTATCTTACATCTGCTACGGTAAACGCGAGCACTACAGCATACAGCGCTACCAATGAGGTGTCGGGTACTAACTATACTGCTGGCGGCGTAACGATTACAGGCTCACCTGCATGGAATGCCCCAACAGCAACCAATAGCTCTGCAACCGCTGGCACTGCATTTACGACACCCACGGCTTCGATCACGTACACAACCGTGACTTTGGCAACGGCGTTTGACTCAGTGTTGATTTATAACTCTACTCAGAGTAATAAAGCTGTCAGCGTACACACCTTCGGTTCTCAAACAATCACTGCTGGTACGTTTACATTGACTATGCCTGCTAACACCACTGCTGCTGCATTGTTGCGTATCGCTACAACTTAAGGGTAGTGTATGGCTCTCGGGTGGGGCGGCGACACGTGGGGTGACAATGGTTGGGGCGGCGCAATTCCTACTACGGGTAATGTGGCTGTTTCAACTGTTGGTACGGCCACGCCTATTGTTTCTGTAGCGATTACGGGTGTAGACGCTTCGGGGGCAGTTGGTACAGTTGTTCAAAGTCAGTTAGTCGCAGTGGCTGGTAATTTAGTAAATGCGTCGGCTGGTACGGCTGGGGCCTCTGTTACGTTTGCTTTGACAGGTGTCAGTGCAACAAGTTTAGTTGGATTCGGCTGGGGCCAAGGGGCTTGGGGTGATAATCCGTGGGGCGGCTCTAGTCTAGGTTTTGCTGAGGAATACAGCGGTGCGGGCGTTAGCGCCACTGGCGCTGTAGGTAGTGTCACTGTTGCCGAGCGCTCCATTGCTATAACAGGTGTTAGCGCTTCTGGTGTAGCGGGCACAGTGGTTAGCGTAAATGCTATGGCGCTGACAGGCGCTGGGAGTGCAGGCGGTGTAGGTACGGTTGCGGTTACAAGTACTCTTGGTTTAACGGGCAACGAGGCTTTTGGTCAAGCGAGCCAAGTTATTGTGCCGGTGAATTCCAACCAAGCGTTGGCTTTTGTGGGGACTGTACTCAATGTAACAACCGTGGGATTGACCGGTATATCTGCTTCGGGCGCTTTAGGGACTATGGGGTTGATTAGGACACATAGTTTGACAGGTAATTTGGCAAGAGGCAGTGCTGGGGATGTGGTAGCTGTTTACTGGAAATTAATTGATGACAACCAGTCAACAATTTGGCAAAATATAAACACTTCGTAAGGAACGGACATGGCAGCAACAACAACTCTTTTGAGCTTGGTCACCCCCACACAGGGTACGCTCTCTGGTACGTGGGGCGACACAGTCAACTACGGTATTACTGATTACCTTGACATTGCCATTGCGGGCACATTGTCCTTTGCGGGGGACGGCGCTATCACACTGGCAAACACCACAGGCAGCGCGTCAGGAAACGCGATAACTACTACAACAGCCCAGTACATGGTGATCCGTATCACCGGCACACAAACTGTTACCAAGGTTATTACAGGCCCAAGCTACAGCAAGCTGTACATGGTGGATCACGCAGGCGCTACCAGCGCGGTAACATTCAAAGCCTCCGGTCAAACAGGTGTCTCTGTCGCTGTAGGTGAGAAGTGTTTTGTGTATTACAACGGCACTGACTATGTAAAAGTTGCTACTAGCACAGGTACAGGATCAGTGACAAGTGCAAGCGTAGTGTCCGCCAACGGCTTTGCAGGCACAGTAGCAACCGCTACAACAACACCAGCCATCACCCTTACAACATCTATTACGGGTGTTTTAAAAGGTAACGGCACGGCAATTTCTGCTGCTACTGCTGGTACTGACTATATAGCTCCATCGGGAGCTTTAGGTACACCATCAAGCGGCACACTGTCTTCTTGTACGGTTGATGGCACAGATGCTGTTGGTTTTAGAAATATTCCTGTTAACAGCCAAAGTGCGGCATATACAGCAGTATTAGCAGATTCGGGGAAAGTAATTTTTCACCCGTCAACTGATGCTAATGCTCGAACATTTACGATTCCGGCAAATAGTTCCGTAGCTTATCCAGTTGGCACTGCAATTACATTCATAAACATGACAAGCCAAGTGGTAACTATCGCAATTACTACCGATACAATGTATTTAAGCAGTGCTGGTACAACTGGCTCACGTAGTCTTGCTCAATATGGCTCAGCTACAGCAATTAAAATGACTACAACAACTTGGTTAATTTCAGGGAGTGGACTGACATGAGTGGAGCACTACAAGCTGTTTTTCAAAACCAAAGAAGTTTTGGTGCGCCTCCTTTAGATAGTATTTTTGGAGGGCCGGGCACCTTCACTTGGGTTGCTCCAACAGGTGTAACTTCAATTTCCGTTGTGGCTATTGGCGGTGGCGGGGGCGGTGGCGCATCCGTTACGGCGGCTGGTGGCGGAGGTTTAGGTTATAAAAACAACATTACGGTAGTTCCCGGATGTTCCTATACAGTTTTTGTTGGGCCGGGCGGTAATCCACAACAAGGCGGTTCAGCTAGTTATTTCAACGCCAATACCTCTGACAACGTAAATCCTGTGGGGCGCGGCGGTGTTTCCGGGGGCTCAGCAACCGGAGGCGTGTATTACGGTGATGGTGGTGGTAACGGCGGTCAAGGTGGTATTTACCAAGGTTGTAGTCCTCAAGGTGCTGGTGGTGGTGGCGCTGGTGGATACTCGGGTACAGGCGGTGCAGGTGGTAACGACACATCTTCTTCTGGCTCTGCGGGTTCTGGAGGCGGCGGCGGCGGCGGAAACTTTGCCTATGGCTCAGGTGGCGGAACAGGTCTGTTTGGTCAAGGCTCAAATGGCACTGCTGGCGGCGGTGGTGGTAGTGGCGGCGCTGCTGGCGGTACTGGAAGCGGGAGTAATGGCGGTGTGTTTGGCGGCGGAGCAGCAGGCAATAGCCCGGGAACGCCCGGTTCAGGCGGCTCTGGCGCGGTGCGTATTGTAGCTCCGGGTACTACGCGTCAATTCCCATCTACTTGTGTAAGTACATCTGCCGCTAAAGGATCTTTCCTCTTTGGCGCTCCGGGTACTTATTCTTGGCTCGCACCCGCTGGTGTTACTTCAGTCTCAGTTGTAGCTGTTGGAGCCGGTGGTGGCTCAGCAGGGGGAGGGTCAGGCGGTGGCGGCGGGTTAGGTTACAAAAATAATATTACTGTGATCCCCGCAAATTCTTATACCGTCATTGTTGGCGCTGGACTTCTCTCCAATCAAGGTAACGGCGGGTCCTCTAGTTTCTGTACAGTCTGTGTTGTTCGTGGAGGCGGTGGCACGGGCGCTACCAGCGGCGCAGCTGGCGGTGCTGGCGGTACATATACTGGTGACGGTGGCGGTAACGGTGGGGCTGGCTCAAAAGCACAGTGTACTTATGGCTCTGGCGGCGGTGCTGGTGGGTACTCAGGTACTGGGGGCGCTGGCGCATTTAACGGCTCTCCATATAGCGGCGGCGGCGTACTTGGTTTAGCGGGTTCTGGCGGCGGTGGAGGCGGCGGTTCTTCAGGCACCGTCTGCTATTTTGATGGTGGCGGCGGCGGCGGTGTTGGTCTGTTTGGCCAAGGAGCTAACGGCGCTGCTCGTGGCGGTGGTGGTTCTGGCGGTGCAAACGGACGTGCTTGTAATGGCGCGGGCGGTAATTTTGGTGGTGGCGCTGGCGGTTATGGCGGAGCTAATAGGTCAAGCGGTAGTGGAGCAGTTCGTATTATCTGGCCCGGAAATGCCCGTAGTTTCCCATCAACGTGCGCAGGCACACCTTAATTTTTAGGAGAGATTATGAATTTGTATATTGAAACAGAAAACGGCGTAACAAAAAATCACCCTGCGTTTGAGGACAACCTCATTCAAGCATTTGGCGTAATCCCAGCACGTTGGGAGCCATTTACTCGTGTTGATCGCCCTACGCCCAACGTTTACCAAACAATGGACTCCGATGAACCTGTATATACAAAAGTAAATGGCGTGTGGACTGACGTATGGTCGGTGCGTGAAATGACTACGGAGGAGAAAACAGCTAAACAGCAAGCAACTCGCGATGCATTTAATACTCGCCCACAAGCTGAAAATTGGTCAGCTTGGACGCTAGATGAGGCTACTTGCACAATGGTTCCGCCAATCCCCCGCCCCGCCGTAGACGAGGCAAAAATTGCCGCCGGTATCATGACCGTCTGGTGCGGCGCGGATGCAAATTGGAAAGACACGCCAGCGCGTCCAGAAGGTGAATACAAGTTTGACTTTATCGCATGGGCTTGGATAGCCGCATGAGCAAAGTAACAAAAAAGCCAAAACAAAAAGTATGCAAAGCCGCTGAGTCAGTAGCCGAAGTTGTACTTCAAACGCAACTTCAAGTTGCACACCACTTTCCATGCCCAATCTATTTAATTGAACGCCCTGACTTTTTAGAAGCGGTTAAAACTGTCTCTGAAGAGGGTTTGGCTGAAGCCCGTAAGACGCAATCGCTTAACGAGATCTACCCCCTCTACATGACGGGCAATTATTTTGGCGACCCACGCATGGCTAAGTTTTCCGAGTTTGTAGGCGCAACTGCTTGGAACATCTTAAATGAGCAGGGCTATGACATGCAAGACAAGGCCGTGCAGTTTACAGAAATGTGGACACAAGAGCATCACAAACATTCTGCAATGGACGCTCACGTTCATGGCTTTGGTTCACAGATCGTGGGCTTCTACTTCCTTGAAACCCCAGAAGACGGCTCTCGCGTAGTGTTTCACGACCCTCGCGCAGCCAAGGTGCAGATTGATTTACCTGAGCAAGACATGGGTATGGCGACCCCTGCCAGCAAGATGATTAACTTTACACCCAAGCCCGGCATGATGATCTTTGCCAATTCATGGTTGTCTCATTCATTTACACGCCATGCAGCGGATAAGCCAATCAAGTTTGTACACTTTAACTTGACCGTGATTCACCAGCCACAAACTTGCGCGGTTCCGCCAGCGGCTGAGATTGTATGAACACATACCAGATTCGGTTCAACAAATCGAGAGGCCAAGCAGGGCGCGGTTCAATGGATCACGTCTGGCGCGTTTTTGAAAACGGCAAAGAGTTTCTGTTTAAGAACATTGACATTACGACCCCGATCAAAAGCGAGAAAGACGCTAACGGCGTGGACTACAACATTGTGTGTCAAGGTTTCTTGTCTATTGACCGGGAGACTTCAACTGCTTGTATTACTGCGGATGTAATGGCAGAAGTCTAATGTGGACCCTCTCAGCATCCTCTTTGCAGCTAACGCTTGCGTTGCCGCCATTAAGCAGGGGTGCAAACTCTACAAAGACGCTAAAACGTCTTTCATGGAGATCAAGAAGACTGTTGATGAGGTGGCTTCAGATGTCAAGGCAGTCAGAGGATTCTGGGCAAAGCTCTTCGGAACAGCGCCCGCCTCAAGCCCCAAGCCTGTGGCGAAAAAGAAGGAAGCCTACGTTGCCGTTGACGAAACCCAAGTCATGGCGGATATCGTTACTCAGCTTTCAGCGTTCTTTAAGCTACAAGAGCAGCTTGCCGAGCACATAAGGGAAGAGGAAGAGAAGAGTAAAACTGTCTACGACCCCGACGCTAACCTGATGGAAGCCGCCCTGAAGCGGGTAATGGCTCAAGACCAGATGGCACTGTTGGAGACGGAGATCAGAGAGGCAATGGTGTATGGCGCACCTAAAGAAATGGGGGCTTTGTACTCAAAAGTGTTTGATATGCGGGATGTCATCAAGATAGAGCAGGACAGGGCAAGGAAGAAACGGGATGATGAGTCATGGCAACGCAAAGAGGAGGAGCGGCTCCTAAAAGAAAGGCAGGCATACCTGCTGGCGACTATCCTATTCCTCCTGTATATGTGGTTGCTCCTCGGCCTCTTGTACAGGATTGGGAGATAGTTGTGGGCTGGATTGCCGCTTGTTTGCTTGTAGTCATGCTGCTTCCGCTCCTTGGGATGTTGTACTTGGATGTGCTGGAAACAAAGCACGAGGCCAAACAGCAGATTGAAAAGATGGAGAAGCTCAGGCGGCAAGTTGAGCAAAAGGAACGTGAGGATAAGAAATGATGATTTATATCCCCGTGCTGTATATTTGCATTGGACTGGATTGTGCATTTTTTCAGTCAGAGATTTACACGCTAAACGAGCAAAAGTGCGAGCAAGAAATTGCACAACAGAAAAGTGAACTTATTAAGCAAGGCAGAACGGTTGAAGCAATTTGTGTAGATGTAAAAATTAACTTGGAGAAAAAATCAGATGTTACCTATCGTAGCCTCCCTCCTCGGTAGCCTAGCCCAAAACGGGCTTACGCTGCTATCTAGCGCAATCCAAGCCAAGGGCAAGGAAGTGGTAGAGAACACACTTGGCGTAAAGATTCCCGACAACCCAACCGCAGAAGACGTCAGCAACCTGCGCCAGCTTCAGTTTGAGCATGAAGAAAAGCTCCTTGAACTGGGTATTGAGAAAGCCAAGCTGGAGTTAGCTGAGCTAGAAATGTTTGCCAAAGCCGCACAGAACGAGGACGACAACGTCACAGATCGCTGGAAGTCTGACATGAACAGCGATTCTTGGCTGTCCAAGAACATTCGCCCCATGAGCCTAATTGCCATTTTTCTAGGCTACTTCTTGTTTGCGATGATGTCTGCCTATGGGTACAACGCCAACGAGTCCTATGTCACCTTGCTGGGTAACTGGGGGATGCTGATAATGGGTGCATACTTTGGCGGCAGAACCATTGAGAAACTAGCAGACATGAAAGGCAAAAAATGAGTTTAAGCACCGAACAAGCTGCGTTTTTGCTGGACATGTGTAAACTAATCCAGTACGCTACAGACCAAGGATTCGTGGTGACTGGCGGGGAACTGGCTCGTACGCCCGAACAGCAAGCCATTTATTTTAAGACGGGGCGTTCCAAGACTATGAATTCCATCCATCTGAAGCGCTGTGCCATAGATTTGAATTTTTTCAAGGATGGAAAAATTATTTGGGACAAGGCAATCCTTGCCCCTTTAGGTGCGTATTGGGAGTCCCTGTATCACAAGAACCGTTGGGGTGGCAACTTCAAGTCTTTGGTAGATTGTCCCCACTTTGAACGCAACGTTGGTTAAAAATGCCACTTTCCAAGATCCTATTTAAACCGGGTGTTAACAAAGAAAACACACGATACACCACCGAAGGGGGTTGGTACGAAGCCGACAAGGTGCGTTTTCGTCAAGGCAATCCTGAAGTTGTTGGCGGGTGGGAGCCTTACTCTGCGGCTACGTACCAAGGCGTATGTCGTTCATTGTGGAATTGGGTAACGCTTGGTGGCAATAATCTACTTGGCGTTGGCACAAACCTCAAGTTCTATATCAATCAAGGCGGTCTCTACTACGACATCACGCCAATCCGTGCGTCTTCTACGATCAACAACAACCCGTTTGTAGCTACAAATGGCTCCACCACAATCACAGTAACAGATACAAATCATGGTGCGCTGACAGGAGATTTTGTTACGTTTAGTGGCGCTGTTAGCCTTGGCGGGAATATTACGGCTACGGTATTAAATGCGCAGTATCAAGTCACAGTCCTCACTGCAAACACATACACATTTACAGCAACAGCTACGGCAAATGCAACGGATGCTTCTGGTTCTCCCGGCGGCGGTGCTTCTGTTGTAGCTACATACCAAATCGGTGTTGGCCCTGCCATTCCTACCCCTCTTGTAGGTTGGGGCGCTGGTAGTTGGGGTCAGTCGGCTACAACATGGGGCAATGGCGGGACATCTACGTCAGCACTTCGTTTGTGGAACCAAATTAATTACGGACAAGACTTGGTCTACGGCCCCCGCACCGGCGGTATTTACTACTGGAGTGCAACTGGCACTGTAACTACCCGTGGTGTATTACTAAATACGCTTGGCGGCACAGTATCTTTTACAAATGCTTCTCCTACAGTTGTTACTGCAACTGTTCTTTATACCGAAGGTGCTGCGCTTCAATTCTCTGGCGGCTCGTTGCCAACTGGCGTGTCTGCGGCAACTACGTACTATGTATTCCAAGTTAGTGGACTTACATTTAACTTAGTAGATGTTTCAGGTAACGTAATCAATACATCTAGTTCAGGCACAGGCACAGTATCTTTAATTGTGGATGTGCCTACAGTTCAGAACAACATTACGTCGTCTGACACCTCACGTTTTATAATTGCGTTTGGGTGTAATGACTACGGCTCAATCGTGCTAGACCCCATGTTAATTCGCTGGTCAGCGCAAGACGATATTTACAACTGGACACCGTCAATTACAAACCAAGCGGGTAGCATTCGTATATCTCATGGCTCAGAAATTGTAGGTATTGTGCAAACTCGTCAAGAGATTGTGGTGTTTACCGACTCGGCTATATATTCACTTCAGTATCTTGGCCCTCCTTACGTTTGGGTTCCGCAGCTTCTTGGTGACAACATATCTATCATGAGCCCTAACGCGGCTGTGATTGCTTCGGGTGTTGTGTACTGGATGGGAGTAGATAAGTTTTACCAATACGATGGTCGGGTAAATACTTTATCTTGCGATCTACGCCGCCATGTGTTTGGTGACCTTAACCAAGAACAAGCACTACAAGTGTTTGCGGGAACAAGCGAAGGTTTCAATGAGGTCTGGTGGTTCTACTGTTCGGCTGGTAGTACTGCGGTGGACAGATACGTTATCTTTAACTATGAAGAAAAAATTTGGTACTACGGCACTATGTCACGCACAGCTTGGCTTGACTCTGGGTTACAGGATGTTCCTATCGCGGCAAATTACACCACGGCTACGCTCACGGGTAACTTGATTAACCATGAGACAGGTTTAAATGACAACACAACCGGCACTGCTGTTGCAATTGATGCTTACATTAGTTCGTCTGAGTTTGATATTGGTGACGGTCATAACTTTGGTTTTGTGTGGCGCGTCTTACCTGATTTAAGTTTTGATAATGCCACTAACAGTCCTGCCGCCGTTGCCCCACAGGTAACCATGACACTGTACGGCCTGACCAACTCGGGCTCTGGGGTTACAAACAGTGCTAACGGCACTGTTGTGAAGGGTAGTACATACGTCATTACCGAAGAGTTTACGGGGCAAATCTATACCCGTATGCGAGGTCGCCAGATGATCTTTAAGATTAGCTCAAACCAAGTTAATACAACATGGCAACTAGGCGCACCACGAATTGACATCCGTCCTGACGGCAGACGCTAATGTCTTCTAAGAACCGCGTCTTTATCCCAGCCCCACCCAGCTTACCATTGGCTACGGATCAGTACGAACGCCGCTATCAAGACCAATTTACCAATATTTTGCGTTTGTACTTCAACCAACTACAGAATTCGCTTGGAGAATTGTTTGGCACTAGTGGGGGGAAATACATTGCTTTTCCTTATGGGGCGTTTTCTGACTTTACAGACCAAACAACCACAATTAACACGGCAACCCTGATGGGGCTGTCTGTGACGGATTTCTCTAACGAAGTGTCGTTGCAAACAGGATCAAAGATAACGGTAGCTAACGCCGGTGTATACAACCTACAGTTCAGTGTACAGCTTCAAAACTTGGATAACGCGCCTCAAGATGTTTTTATTTGGTTAAAACAAAACGGCACGGACATTACAGGCTCCACAGGTAAAGTTGGTTTGCCTGCTCGTAAAAACCCGGGCGATCCGTTCCATGACATTAAAGGCTGGAACTACTTTTTATCTATGAACGCCAATGACTACGTTCAAATCTACTGGTCAACAACCGATGTGGATGTGACCATACAAACCTACGCGGCTTCTGGCACGCCTACTAAACCATCAACCGCCTCTGTCGTAGCCACACTTTCATTTGTGTCTGCGCTCTCAGCATGATAATATTAACCACCCCCCATCTAAAGAGGCAAAAATGAGCCTACAGCTTGCAGCCCAACACCTTTCATCGCAGGGTCGTGGTAACGATTCCACGCTTGTACACATGTCGCCCCGTGAAGTTAAAAGCCTTAATGACTTGGCAATGGCGCATGGCGGGCAACTATCTATTAATCCACAGACGGGTTTACCCGAAGCTGGCTTTCTTTCATCTATTTTGCCTATGGTGGCTGGGGCGGCTTTGACTGCTACAGGCGTTGGTGCTCCTATGGCTGCTTTGATGGTTGGTGGCGGCATGACGCTTATGACTGGCAGTTTGGAAAAAGGTTTGATGGCTGGCTTGGGCGCTTATGGTGGCGCTAATTTGGGTGCGGGGTTAGCGGAAACTGCGACTACGATGAATCCTGACGTGATTGCTGCACAGAATGAAGTGGTTAAAAACGCAACACAAAATCTTTATGACCCTGCTGGCACTTTATCCCCAGAAGCTTATGCATCTACTAAGCAAGCCGCAAACAATACACTTGCCGAAAGTTTAAAAACGGCTAGAGCTACTGCCGCTGGCCCCGATACTTTCATGGGCAAGCTCCAAGCGATGGGTAAAGGAGTTGGTTACCTTGGTCAAGAAGGCGGCTTGAGTAGTCTTTATCAAAACCTTGGCGGCTCACCTATGAGCCTGCTTAAAAATATAGGCCCTGCCGTTGCGCCGCTTGCTGGCGAACTTATGAAGCCAGAAAAACAAGAAGAAGAAGAAAAAGCCGACGCAGACATGGGTCAACGGTACGGGTTTTCCATGAATCCAGCGGGCGGGCAGTCACGTTCTTTGGGGGGCGCTCAGCCACAAGTTCAGCCGGGGCAAGATCCGTTTGCTAACACGTCATCTCCCACCACTACACCGTTCCCGACTTCACAATTTGATTCTAGCGAGAAGCGTTACTTTGCGCCTTCATACACAAAGCTTACACCTGAGCAAGCCAAATCAATATATGGGTATGCTGAGGGCGGCGCAGCACAAGCTAATCCACAGCCTGTCGAGAAGCCATTCCCCATGCCTCAATATACAAACGCAGGGAAACAGCCTCCCCAAGAGATCGAAGGGACTCCGGCGTTGGAAATGTTTAGACAGATGCAGGCGCAGCGTGCAGTTCAATCACAAACTCCTCAATATGCGTCTACTCCCGCCACGGGAGGCCCACCTGCCACAAACGCCCCTACCCCCACTACAGTTGAAGAGTTGTACGGTACGTATTTAGGTCGTACCCCTGAAAAAGGTGGTTTAGAATTTTGGAATAAGCATTTTGGTTCTGACGTCGATGCTAGCGAGATTGCTCGTTTTGAACACGCGACACGCCCAGAACTAGCGGCAAACAAAAAACTAGCGGAAAGCACGGGCGGTGGTTTGGCGCATGAGTATGGGCAATACCTAAGACAAACGCGGGGTGAGCCAAGCCAATTACAAGCGCCCACTACGCCACCGCCAACAACGACAGGGCTAGCCGATTCTGGCTATACCTTTAACCCCATTACGCGGCAATACTCGCAGATTGCGGGAACTGCGCCATCAACCGAAGCCGAACCAGCGGCGGATGCTTTTAACATTGAAAACCGTCCCGTAATTGGCTATGACAGAAATGGTCAAAAGATTTATGGCGAGAGAAGAGGAGTGGGTGGGTTTGGCCTGAGCGGCAACTTGGGTGTGGGTCGTGCAGCGGGTGGCAGTATTTCTCACCTTGGCGACTACTCAGACGGCGGCAGACTGCTCCGTGGCCCCGGTGACGGTGTGTCTGATTCCATCCCTGCAATGATTGGTAAGAAGCAGCCTGCACGTTTAGCCGACGGTGAGTTTGTTGTACCTGCACGTATCGTTTCTGAGTTGGGCAATGGCTCAACTGAAGCTGGCGCACGTAAGTTGTACGCAATGATGGACAGGATTCAGAAGGCTCGTGGCAAGACTGTCGGCAAGGGCAAGGTGGCAAAGAATAGCCGCTCTGAGAAATATTTGCCAGCATGAATGCAGTTACAAACATCGTATACGCAAATGAAGACCCGTCTACATTTATAGACGAGTTGCAGATTCTTCTGCCCGAACATTATGATGAATTGTGTGTAACTAAGGACTTCCCCCTTCAACCGGACTATGTGGCGTATGGGCGTTTGGCGGTAAATAATATGTTGCGGTGCATCACATGTAGGGCGGAGGGTAATCTGATTGGTTACATACTCTTTATTGTGCACCCCCATTTACACTACATGACATGTAAGACCGCATTTGAAGACATATATTTTGTCAAAAAAGAATTCCGTCAAGGCCGAGTTGGGATAAGACTATTCCAATATGCCGAAGATGTGCTTAAGCAAGATGGTGTCAACAGAATCATCATGCACACCAAAATTCACTTGGATAATTCTCGGTTGTTTGAATACCTCGGGTACAAACATACCGACAAAATCTACACGAAGATATTAAGCACGGAGCCAGTATGAATTACTCACGCAGACAACTTTACGCCCTTGGCGAACCTATTGGTGAATCAGCTACCCGTTTAAAACTTGGCGGTCGCATCTATGGCGGCGGCGGGGATAGCGGCGGAAGTGCAGCACCACCAGATAAAACAACGCAAATAGCAGAGTTGCCTGAGTGGGCACGCCCGTATGCTAAAGACACACTTGCTAAAGGCGCGGCTCTTACCGACATCAATCAAAACCCTTACCAACAATATACCGGACAACGTATTGCTGGGTTTAACCCAATGCAACAGCGGGCACAGCAGGCTGCTGATTATATGCGGCCTTCCGAACAATTGGGAACCGCCACGGACTTAGCCACTGCCGCAGGTATTGGGGCTTTGGGCACTAGCTATCAGCCCGGACAATTCACAAATCAGTTTACCGCGCCAGATAAATACGCTAATACCACTTTTGGTTACGAAAGAGTAAACCCGTTTACACAGGAAGGCGGATCAATGTCCGCCGCTCAGATGATGGGCCCTGCTGACGTATCTGGGTTTGGTGGCGGCACTAAAGCAGCATCTACAAAATCATTTACTGATAAAGGTACGGCGGCTAGCTACATGTCACCCTACATGCAAAATGTGGTGGATATTCAACAACGTGAAGCCCAGCGTCAAGCGGATATAGCAGGAACACAACGCGGCGCTCAAGCTGCACAGGCAGGCGCTTTTGGTGGATCTCGTCAGGCTATTATGAACGCCGAAGCGGCACGGAATCTTGCCCAACAAAAAGGCGACATTACTGCCAAAGGGCAGCAAGACGCTTACCAACAAGCCATGCAGCAATTTAACGCTGAGCAAGGCTACGGTCTTACCGCGCAACAAGCCAACTTGCAAGCAGGGTTACAGTCCGCTTTAGCCAATCAACAAACGGGATACAACGTAGGTGCTCAGAATCTAAGCGCTCAGCAGCAAGCCAATGTACAAAACTTAGCCGCTAAGTTACAGACGCAAGGATTAAACGCTCAACAAGCAATGCAAGCCGCGCTTGCAAATCAACAAATGGGTATGACGGCCCAGCAAGCGTCAGAACAATCTAAACAATACGGCTACGGTCAGGAAATGAATGCCGCGCAACAACGTGCTCAATATGGTCAAGCGGCACAGCAACTGGCTGAGCAATCTCGTCAGTATGGCGCTGGTCTTGGTATGCAAGGCCTTCAAACTGCTCTACAAGGCTCAGGTCAGCTTGGTCAGTTAGGTGGTCAGCAGTTCCAACAGGGCATGGACATCAATAAGTTGCAAAGCGCATACGGCGGGCAGATGCAACAACAAGCTCAACGTTATTTGGATCAGGATTACCAAGATTTCCAGAACCAGCAGAACTATCCGTACAAACAGTTGGGCTTCATGTCCGACATGATCCGTGGCTTACCACTGGGTCAGCAATCTACGAGCACTATGTATTCACAAGGCCCCGGCACAGTTCAAACATTAGCGGGCTTGGGTGGCGCTGCTTATGGCTTTGGCAAGTCAGGGCTGTTTGGTAAAGAGGGTGGTCTGATGACCTCCTACGCAGAGGGCGGCGGGGTAACAAGCCAAGCCAACAAAGACAGCATTGTTGAAGATATGTATAGCATGGAGGGCTTGAAAAAAGCTAAAGAAGCCGCGCTTGCTCGCCGTGATATTGATACAGCAGAGGCAATTGATGAACGTATTGCCGAACTAAACGCAATACAAGCGCAGTCGGCTTCTATTGACCGTGGTCTTGGTTCAGCGTTTGACCAAATCCCAGAAGAGCAACAAGAAACAATGATGGCTGCTAATGGCGGTATTGTTGCGTTTGCTGGTGGCGGCACGTACGGCAAGCGATTTGAACAGAGTTTGACTGATTTAAAAGCAATGGCTAACAAAGCACCGGTAGAGCCGACTCCAGAACAAAGAGATGAAGCTATTTCTACCCGTATCCCGATGTTGGAAAAACGCTATGGCCCTGACATCACCCAACCATATTTAGAAGAAACCAAAGCCAAGCGAGCAAAATTGCCTGAGCAAATGGAGAAAGATCAAGGGCTTGCTTTTGCTATGGCAAGTTTGGGTTTGTTGGCACGTAGCAAGAAACCCGGTGAAAGCCAAAAGCAGCAGCTTCTTTCCGGACTGGGTGAAGCTGGGCAACAATTTGTTGGCGAAGTAGGAAAACTTAAGAAAGAAAACCGTGAGGTTGATGACAAATTACGTCAATCTGAAATTTTGTTGGCTACTGCGCAGCAATCTCGTAAGGAAGGCTTGATTAATAAGGCAGATGCTGAAGAGACTCGTGCACAAGATTTGAAGAGAGATGCGTTCAAAACAAACCTTGGCGTGCAAGAAAAGGTTGCTCAACTTGAAAGCGGTTTGGCTGGAACTGAAATGCAAGGCGAAAACGCATTAAGAGTTGCAGGTGTTAGCGCTGCAAGCCATCTTGCCGCTGCAAGAATCAACAAAGAAGCTGGTGCAACAGCGGACCGACAAATTGCCGCATTGGCCGCAGACTTGAAGGAAAAGAACCCAAATATGTCTCCTGCGGAGATCAACGCCCGCGCCACAAAAGAATTCTTGAATTTAAGTGGTCGTTATCCCGGCAACGTAAAAGAAGATATTGCTCGTGAAACTTTGGACATGAAGAAGCTTGAATCAGCGGGTAAAGATTGGAAGTCCGCCATGATGAATCCCAAAGATCCCATATTCAAACAGGTTAAACAGCTTAATGCCGCCGACCCAAGCGGTGCTGCTGCTGAGGACTACAAGAGACGCTGGATTGCTGAACGTGCAGGTGGAGCAGGATCAAGTACGCCCGCACCTACAGACCAACCCCTACCGGTTAATACTGGTATGCCAAGCCGAAGTGGGCCACCACAAAAACTTTCACAGGCTCAATATAATGCAGCGCCATCGGGTACTAGGTTTATTGCCCCTGATGGTACAACCCGTATTAAACCGTAAGGCACATCATGGCAAAAGAATGGTGGGAAGATGCGCCAGTAGCACAAGAAAAACCTGCTGAGTGGTGGAAGGATGCCCCAATTGCCAAAGAAGAAACTAAGCCTGAAGCAAAAGCAGGAGAGTGGTGGCAAGCCGCACCGGTTTTAACACCTACAGAACAACCGCAAGGCACTACATCAAATCCGCTTATTGGGGCGATTGGTCGCACAGCTTCTTTGACTGGCGCTTTTGTAGATTCCGTAGTAGAAGTTGCCGAGCGAGTCGGTGACAAATTGGAATTGGCTGTGCCTCTGTCGGGCATAAGTCCCGAAGACATTAAAAACAAGAAACAGCTTCAGCCTTTGTTTGATTGGGCTAAATCGCTAAAAGATTTTGATAAGGACTTGGACTACCAGCCAAGCACGCAACTTAAAGATCTTGCCCGTAACCCGCTTAATGCTGTTCCGTTTATTGCCGAGCGGGTAATAACATCCGTGCCTGATATGGTCGGTGCAGTAAGAGTACCTGTTGCTTACGCCATGGCGCGTACAAAAGAAATTTTGGACGAGCGCGTTAAGAACGACGAAAAAACGCTTGACGACGCCACTGTTGCAGACGTGACCGCTGCGGCTACCGCCGCTGTCTTTGAGCTTACATTTGAACGCTTTGCCACCAAAAGTTTGTTTAAACCCACTACTGGTGCAACAAAAACTGGGCGTATAGCAAAAGAGACAGGTATTCAGGCGGGTACTGAGGTTGCTGAAGAAGAAGCAGCGTATCTTGGTGAAGCCGCAGGGACTAAAAAAGGTCTTAGCGCAGAAGAGGCTTTGACTCGCGGTGCAGAAGCCGCACTTGTTGGTGGTGGTTTAGGCGCTACTGTACAAGGCGTTAAAGAAGTATTTGCTCCCGAAGCCGAAGCTCAAACTCCCCCACCTCCACCGGTAGGTTCTGCTGTACAACAAGCTGCGGCTACTCCCGGCCCCGGTATGCCTGCTATTGACCCTGCACGGGTTGAACAACTTACGCAAACATTTATTGACCAAGGGCTTGACCCCAGTCGTGCGCAGTTCCGTGCAGTTGAAGTGGCTACCAGAGAGGCTGAAGATCAAGCAGACGAACAAACGTCAGCCGGTGAACAAGCGTCAGCCGGTGAACAAGGGTTTATTCCAAACTTTACTAACTGGACAGACGCAGGGTTAGCTTCTACGTTGGAATACCAACTGGCTAAACCTGAAAACGAACAAAACCAACCACTCATTGCAGCGGTACAAACGGAGATACAACAACGTGCGGCAACTCAAGGAGAACCAGATGTTGGACAAACTATTGCCAAGCCAAGTGGAGTTAGCGTTCCAATGGCTGGACAGCCCAATACAGATACCACCGCCAGAGGAACTGGAATCGCTGAGCCAAGTAGAGTGGTTCCTACTGGACAAGATGTTGCAGGAGTTGCTACGGGAGAAACAGTACAGCCCACTACAGTAGGGGGGTTAAATTTATCTCCTATCCCTTATGAATTTCGATCGCAGGCTGGACAAGGTCAACCCGTTGTAACAAATACGGGCGAAAATAACATAATCGACTACAGCGGTAGAAGAATTGTATTAGTCGATATAAACGGCGTGCAAGTGCCGTTCTATTTAAGTACCGGTAGCGGCGGGAAGGTAGATGTTCCTGCTGGTAAATGGTATCCATTTTTTGGTATTGGCGCTGATGGGTGGATAAACAAAACCGGCGGCAAGGAAATGGCTGGATACTACGGCAGTGAAGTGTTGCGCAACACTGCTGCAATGTTGGATAGCACAATCGGGGATATACGTAACGATACTAACGTACCCAAAGTAGGGGCGTATGGCGCTCATATTGAAGCAATCAACGCGGGGTTTGACCCCGCTGAAAATGGCGCGGCTAATACGCTAACCAAAGTGCGTAGCAATATTGACTCTTTATTAAACAGGCTAAACAGCGCAGAACAAGCCGCGCTCCAAGAAGCCGCCACCGAAGGCGAACTGACGACTGAAGATCAAGCCGCGTTACAAGAAGAACTTGCCGCAGAACAAGCCAAGACCGATGACCAGTACGCCGAAGAAGCTGAAATACCTGAAAGCGTTGCAAATGTTGTCGGCGACTTGACCACTCTGCCTGCTGAAGAAGAGGCACCCGTAATAGTTGCCAAAGGTAAAACTGGGCCAAAAGGCCCTCGGCAAACCCCCGAACAAAAAGCTGCTTCAGATGAGCGCCGCAAGCAACAGACAAAGAACTATAAGCAAAATGTAAAAGCAGTTGATGCCGCTGAAGCTGCGCTCAATAACACTTTGACCGACTTAAAACCTGAAAACTACGGCAGTGATGCAGAACTTCAAGAAGGCGTAGATAGCCAACGCATTAAAAAAATACAAGCAATTAAATCTTTGCTGCTGTTGAACCGCGCCCTTAAAGGAACTACGCTTGGTAAGCGTGTAGCCGAGTTACTCAAGAACCCCAACATCACTGCGCAGGAACTTGAGAACGTCAAAAAGGGCATCGCCGCTCAAGTATCTAAAGCTAATACGCAAGTAAAAGTTGGCCGAGCCGACGGCAGATTCAGCGACATGACAAATGGTCAACAAGCACTGCGTCATATCATCAAGACCGGTAATGCGTTCCAAAAATTCTTGGCTCAGCGTTTGTTGCCTTTTGTAAAAGATGTCAACTTCAAAGTAATTGAGGAAGATGATGCGCTCCCAAGCCAGATCACTGAGGGTGGAGCAGAAGCTGATTGGGATGCGTCACGCGGTTTGTTCCTGCGTGTCGTGGCTACTGGCGAACGGTTTGTGTTTGTGCGCGGTATATCTGGTGGCCCAAGCCAAGGTATCAATAACGTCACTGTGCTGCACGAGATGCTGCACGCCGCACTTAACAAAAAGTTGGACTTGGCGCTTGATGCAATTCAATCTGGGTTTGACCGTAAGTCCGATTTAGCAACGGCTTACAACGCCTTACTCGGCACAATGAACCTGACAGTGGATCGAGTTAACGAAATGCGTGAAGCAGGCACACTGCCTGAGTTTATGGAAGACTTGATTTCAGCCAACATCTTTGGCGACCCCCGAGAGTTCGTTGCTTACGCAATGTCTGACCCCCGTTTCCAAAAGTTGTTGATGGAGACTGAAGGGCGTATTAAACAGTCGTTGTTTAATCGGTTTATCAACAACATACGTCAGTTCTTTAACATGGACGCAAGCCACACCAGCGCCCTATTAGACATCGTAACTATCACCGACATCATGTTGACCGCACGCAAGACACCCTTGATGCGTATGAAGGAAGCTGAAGAAAAACTCAGCGGGAACATGGCGCAAGTTTCGTCGGCTATTAAAGCCAAAAAGCAAAGAGTAAACGCCTCACTTCTTAAGATTCAGCGCGGAGATTTTGCTGATGCTATGCGTGAGATACCTACGCTTGTAGGCTTGCGCGATCAACAGACATTTCTTGACGTATTGAATTCTTCTTGGGTAGGGTTTACTAACTTTAAGTTGCAGCAGCTTTTACCTGCTATGCAGACAGAGGCTTTGGTTCAGTGGGCAGACAGACTCGGCATCAAGGGTATAAAAGAATCTTGGCAATACCTTGGTGACATGGCAGCTATGCGTAATAGCCTTACCACAAAAATGGTGCCTATATCTGATGCGCTAACTAAGTTGGCGGCTAAAGCGCCCGAGCAATTCCAGCGTTTAGCAAGCGTGATGCACTACTCTACGTTGCTGTACCGCGACCCAACCAAACCGTTCTACTTAACAGCAGAAACTGGCGCAAAACGCGAACACCATGCCTTTGCTACCAAAGCTGCAAGAGATGCATACATACAAGCAAACAATGCTCGCCTACAAACTTTAGGTAGCATGAAGACCGTTGAAGATACTGACTTAGAAAATCTGTGGAACGGTTTGACCGACGCAAACAAAAAGTTGTATGAGCAAGCAAGGGACTTCTACAAAGGCAACCACGAGCTTTATCACCAACTTCTTGAAGAGCAAATTGCTAACTCAAAACTTGTTGGAGCCGCAGGTAACGCCAACTCACCCAAGGGTAAGCTGATTGCTCAGATTAAACAGATGTACGAAGATGGTAAAAATCTGTACCCGTACTTCCCTCTTATGCGCTATGGTCAATATTGGATACGTGTAGGTAAGGGTGTCGGTCGTGAGTTCTACATGTTTGAAAATGCGTTTGACCGCAATATGTTCTTGCGCCAGCGTTTCCGTCAACTGCAAGCGGCGGGTGAGACACGATCCTTAAAAGAAATGTTGGAAGCCGAAGCAATTGACATGGGTAATGACTTGTCTAATGCGCGTAAGAAAATGGAAGCGGATGCCAGCGGGCTTGTAAAAGAAATGTTCAAAGCCATTGATGACGGAGCTAAGAACGGCACTTTGGATGCCAAGGCAATTGAGGAACTTAAAGACCAAATCTACCAAATGTATTTGCAGACTTTGCCTGATCGCAATTTCCGCAGACAGTTCATGCACCGCCAAGGCACAACCGGTTTCACAGGCGACATTGGTCGTAACTTTGTAGAGACCGGCACAAACATGGCCAATCAGTTGGCTCGTATCAAGTTTGGCCCCAAAATCATGGGTGAAATTGAACGCGCCCAAGATTTACTTAAAGGTAACCCTGATAAGGCAAAACTTGGTGAGTTTGTTACTGAGATGCGTATGCGTGCCGAGCAGCAAGTACGCCCAGAGCCAGAAGACAGTTTCGGGTTCCAAGCATCTAACTTCCTTAACCAGTCGGCGTATTTGTGGTTGATGACTTCTGTAAAGACAGCCGCCGCGCAGATGACTGCAATGCCTATTTTTGTTGGGCCAGTGCTCACATCCAATCACGGGTTCAATCCGTTTAGGGTTGCTGCTTCACTGTCAAAGTCATTAGCTATATTTGGCACTACAGGTATCAAGCGCACGGCTGATGACGGCACAGTTAGTTACGAATTTCCATCTATGGCAAACAATCAGTTGGTCAAGTTAAGCGGGGATGAAAAGCTTGCTGCTCAATATATGTTAGATCGGGGTATTAGCGAATCTACACAAACCAATGACTTGATGAACCGCAAAAGCGTATCGACTAAACAATCTACAAGCGTAGCGCGTAGAACAATGGGTGCCGCAGCTACAGTAATGACAGGCTTGTTTCATCATGCCGAGCGCATGGTGCGTGAAGTGACGTTTATGACCTCGTACCGTTTGTATCGTGATGATATAAATCCGGACACAAAGAAAAAGTACACCCACGAAGAAGCTTTACGTGCAGCCGAGGCTGAAACTCGTGAAGCTCTAGGTAACTACCACGCATCAAACCGCCCTCGTGGTTTGATTGCCAACGCCGAGCGCCAAGTTTTAATCAACGCTCACAAGCCAACAGGCCGAGCCATTCTTCAGTTCAAGATGTTCCCTGCGTTTGTGACTACGTTCTTTATGCGTAACGCCTACCGCATGTTTGCCGGGTTAGATGCCAAAGACCGCGCCAAAGCTATGACTCAGTTTGTCGGCACATTGACCATGTCCACTGCACTTGCTGGCTATGTCGGTATTCCCGGCGCAACAATGGCTATGGGTGCTATCCAAGGCGCAATGAACGTTTACCGTGATTTATTCGGGGACGAAGATGAAGATGACCCATTAGAAAAACGTAACTTAGAATTATGGTTCCGTAACGTATGGCTACCACAGACTTTTGGCAATGTGAAAATTGGCGATGCTACTTTGGATGAAGTTTTAGACAGAGGGCTTATTTCTACCATGACTGGCTATGACATTTCTAGCAGCTTGTCTATGAATAATATGTGGTTCCCCGAGGTTAAAGAGTCGGCTACGGCTGCGGCGGAAATGCAAGAGTACCTTATGTCTTTGCTAGGGCCGGGCGCTTCTTTGTACTTCAAGCAAATACCGCAAGCAATTGACTACTTCAACAAAGGGGAAGTTATGCGGGGTGTTGAACAACTTGCCCCTGCGTTTGCTCGCGGCGCTTTTACCGCTGCCCGGTACGGAAAAGAAGGTGCTCTTACTTCAACAGGCTCAGCCATTAAGGAAGCCAAGGAGTTTACTGAAGGGCAATTGTGGGCACAGTCTATGGGCTTTGCTACTACAGGTTTGGTTGCTCAACGAGAAGCAATTTTTAAACTGCAAGGTGAGATCCTTAAAGTTAGACAAGAACGCACCAAACTGTTAGACCGATTGGATTTGGAAATTAATAAAGGCGATGATGAAGATGTTGAAAAGGTGTTGGAGAAAATTCAAAAGTTCAACAGCCGAAACCCCTTTGCAATGATCGAGTACGAAAATATTGAGCAGTCTCTAGATAAACAAGCTAAGCGCCGGATGCAAGCCGACCGAGGTATGCCCATAGATGAAAGGTATTTCCCACAGGTTGCGCCAGTATTAGAAGCGCCCGGCAAGAAGTTGGAACGCGAAGCGGCCAAGGCTCGGGAATAAAAAACCCCCGCACATAGGCGGGGGGAAGAGGAGGTTGGAAGGAGCTAACTTCCGGAGACATGGCAACTGCTTACCATTGGCATAGTCTACATCAGACACGCCAAACTCGCAAACCTTTTATACCCTCCACAATCACAACTTTTGTAACAATGGGTATCTTCAACCTTTTTGTAACAACGGCTACAGTTTCCCGTGCCGCTTTGTGATCTATGCAGGGTACAAAAAATGAATGGCCGACTCGAAACTTTGACCAATCAATCTGATATGACACTGTCTCGATTTTCATTTAGACCCAACATCTCGTCCATGCGCAAAAACTCAGAATGAGATGCGTCAAACTTCAACGTACGCACCGCAGGAGAAGCAATCTTCATACCTTTAGACATGCGCTTGTTAATTGCTTCAACAAAAATCTGTAAGTCGGTTAATTCTTTGAGCAGCGTTTTGTAGTTGACCTGCTGTTTTATGCAGAACTCTTTGAACTGTTTGGCGGCTACATAGATGTGCTTGGTATCCGGCTCGTAACGTACCAGCAACTGTAGCTTGGGTTCCTGTAAAGGTAACGCCGACATATTACTTCGGGCATCCACCTCTTCATTAACTACCAAAGTATTGACGGCATGGCTATCGAGGAATTCACCAAGGGTAGCAACGGGGGTTGACTGTGGGGGCTTCACATCGTGGCGCATTTCGCCCAGCATAATCTTTAGCCAGTCGTACACAGCGGTCATATCAAAATCATGCAAGCCAAGGTGACGGGCAATCAAACCACCAGCAATATTACAAGCGGCGGTGGCCGACCAATAGCGTTCCCGTGAGGTGAACTGAACTTCCTTATCCAGTCGGGCTTGCACTTTCTTTATCAAGTCCTTGGTGTACTCTAGGTTGTTTACTAACCATGTAAGGTATATCTCGCCTGCGTGACCATAGTTCTCATTAAGTTGGTGGTCAAACATCTCTTTGCCCTTGGCTACGCCGATCAAGTCGTTGGGTTCTATCTTGTACTCAAGTAGCCGTACTGATTCACCGTCCGGGCTGTTCTTCAACGCAGTCAACTTCTCGTAAAAGCTGGCGTTAGCCGAGCACAAGGTCATGTTTTGCCATGAGGCGTTGTTGGTGCGCAGTGCGTTCTCTGAACCCTTTTGGCGATTCTTACCTCGACCATGACTGATGCCGTATGCCAAGTCAGAGAAGTCCTTGGGGGTCATGTTGGTGATCTCGTCAATCGTGTTGGGGATATTGTTCATTACCCCTAGCTGTGTCATCTTGGCGTTGAGCGTATCCTTCTCAATCGACATAAGTTCGTAGGGCATACCGTACACACTGTTACACATGCGCAGAATCGTTGATTTTCCTGATCCGGCATATTCGTAGATCACGTTAATGATTGAGCCCTTCAACCCAGTGAACTTCATTAGTGGAGCGCCAAACGCGGTTAAGGCTCCAAAAGCGTGGGGCTCCATGCCCTTCAGTGCGTACAGGTTAAAGACTTCTTTCCACTTGTCTATGTCACCCTTCTCGTGAACCTTCTCGGCAAAGAACTCGGTTGTTGACGATGATGGACTGTAGAACGTACCGTCTTTGGTAATTTCTTTGTTGCCCATAATAAATTTGCTGTCTCCCTCTACCCATCCAAATTGTGTTCTCATAAGCTCTGCTTTCTTTGTGTATTGCAAATTTTTTACCGCCGTAACGACATACGTTGCAAGACTTTCATATTGCTTGTGATGTGCCATTACGCCCTGCTGGGCAAGCTGTTTGCGTAGCTCGTCCTTTGATGAAATAGCCGCAGTGGTTATTGCAAACTCTTTCACCCCGTCATGAGGTAAGTGGAGTCTGAACAACGCCATTTCACCCAACTCTTTATCTCTCATACGTTTGAGTACGTACAAGTCATGCTCGTACACCATTGCTGGCGCTTCTTCGGAATCCTTGGGCGGGCGCAGATATACGCCACCTTTTTTACCTCTGAAGAACGGGAATGGGTACTCAGGTATTTGGTGTGTCTCAACACCCTCTTCAGTTTCAACTTCTATTTCGTTGTCGTCTTCGGTTGCTTCTGCTACCTCTGTACCCAACACAATAGGTGAAGTGATCTTGCCTTTGTGCAGACAGCCATCACAACCACCGGGGTTGCGCTCTTCAAATGTTGTGCAATGGTGTGGGCCACCACGCTTGCGGATATTCCTAAGCTTGTTGTTTACCTCGGCTGGGTCGTATTCAGGATGCTGGTCGGACATCTTGTGCGCCGCTTTGTCTCCATCTACGCAGAAAGCAGGAATCGACAACGCCGACATCCACAGTGGCTCATCAATCTCGGCTTGATTTTGAAATACGTAATTCAGTTGTGCACAGCCGTTCTCGGCCTTGAGCATGATGGTCTTAAACCGCTTGACCTTGTTACCCAACAACGCTTCCATCATTGGGCTCATGGAAGAGGGTATGAAGTCGGGCACTTCCTCTTCTTGTTTTGGTTCGGGTGCGCCCAGCAGTTCACGCAGTTTTTCAACCGACAGCCTCGGCGAAACCTCGTTCCAAACACTGACTGGCTTGGGCTCCAAACCTTTCTTCACGTTCATTGACTCAGGTACACGAAGAACCCGCGATGCTTCAAACACCTTGTCGTCAACGATCAAGTCATGCTCTTTGCACAGTTGTTTTAGTCGCTTGGCTAATGGCTCCCACACAGTGCGGGGTAACATCTCTTCAAGCAACCAGTAGGCATGAACACCGTTACCGGAGTTCACCAAAATTGGTCTAGGTAAGCCGACTGTCTTGCAAAACTTCTTAAGCTCTTCCAGCCCTGTTTGCTGGTCGAGATAGCCCTCGATCTTCCCTTTGGAATTCGGTACACCCTTGGTCGGGCCGCAATCAATATCTAGCCATAAGGCTTGAACAAAGGCTACGTTCTCGTGTGTCCTGTCGTCGGCTGGGCCAAACTTGGCGCAACCAAAATACACGTTGACTTGCTTGGTGTTGAACTCTTGGATTAGTGTCTCGGCTTCTTCCCTTGTGTTTGCAAAACGCTGATCGACATATTTACCTATGCCAACTATGCAGTACCGCCCCTCCGTGGGTAAGACGGTATCAAGCAAATCAAATGTAGACATTATTTATTTGCGCTTTTTATGCCGTGCCATGAAACGCTCAATCTGTCCAGCGTAAGCAGGAGATGGGGTGAACTCACCCCAAAACCAGTTGTAAACCGTCATGCGGCTAACCCCTAGCTCTACTGCCACTTGCGTAGCAGTAATCTCCTTTGCTATACAGAAGCGACCCAAAGCTACGCCTAAAGAATCAGCGTCGGCCTTTTTGTTGGCGTCAACTAATTTTTGGCTGTAACCATAGGTCATGCGTTACTCCTCTTCCGTCCAAGCCGCTACCACAGAGTCCAAACTTTTCTTGGATGCGGGTGTGGCTTCAACAGCTTTCTTGGATTCACGCTTCTTAGGCTCGTCTACCGCGTCGGCTTCGGCTCGTATCTTAGCAAGTGATTTAGCGTCTTCTTCCTCAAAGGCTTTACCCAAAGGCTTAGGTGCTTCTAACTTTGGCGCACGACCTGACACATCAGCTTGATATGGGGTCATGGTGACCATCTTATGCACTTCGGGGAGCGCGGCTACTTTGCTCGTAACTGTGTGTTCGCCTTTGTTGATAAAACGCGCTGGCGTAAACAGAATAGACTGGTTGTCGTTGTCTTCATTAAAGCTCAACTGAGTAACAACGTAGTCCAAGCTCTTACCATTGTTAGACAAGTATTTGGTGTAGCTCTCAAAGGGATGAGTGTTGTCACCGACACTGTCACCAAACAAAGACTTGGAAGCCAAGTTCATCTGATACACAGAACCTTCAAGTGAAGTACCAAAGTCCTCTTCCAATACCACAGCGATGCGGCGTGAATAGCGACAGGCTTTAGAGTTACCCATACCCGAACCCTTGATGTTTTGCTCGCATGAATCACAACGGTCAGATTGTTTATTAGCGGAACCGGCATCAGGGGCAACGCCGTCATTGGAGAAACAGTCAGGTGCAGTTGGCTCAGCGTCGGCACTCCATTGCTTTGCGTAAAAGATACGCCCAACTTTGGGGGAAGCATTAACAACGACAACATTCAAGTCGCCTTTGACCTTACCCATTTCTTCACCGCCCACAACTTTGCGGAAGATTCCGTTTTTGGGGACGATTCGTTTAACGCCAGTGCGACCAGCGAGTTGCCTTGTAAGCTCACTGACTCCAGCGTTTTGCAGGAAGTCGGGGAGGTCTTGGTTTAACAAAGTGATGTTGCTCATTTTTCAATTTTCCTTAGAACGTCTAACTACCACGGTATATTGATTTTCGACATTCAAGCCTCTCGGCAGAAGGTCAGGATTCTCGAGAAGAAACTCTTTCATGTTTGTCTGATGAAGTCTCTTTTCTAGCAGGCCATATGCACCGGTCTCCTCAATGAAGTCGTACATAGAATCCCAATCATTCGTCCAGTACCGTGACTTTACGGAACGGATGATCGTGCCAGCTTTTGTGCGAATGCTGTCGGCATTCATGTTTTTGCAAACCTCAAGCATCTCCGATTCAAGCACCGCCATCTGCTCTTCGATGTCGGCGTATTCGGCTTTATACTTGGAAGTGAGGGTGTCTTTGGCATCGCGCATCTTGATATAGATAGCGGTCAGCTTATCGAGGGGGATAGGAGAAGTGGTGACTTCGTCCTGAACTGTAGCGTCCATAGTTAGCTCCTTTTTGTTTTGGGGGGTCAGTTTAGCATAGACCTTGACAATGTCAAGTACTTTCCAAAATAATTTCTTGCCTATACAAATCAATTATTTTGGTGTGGTGCGCGATGTTTCCCCGCAAGTGGGCGTACATCTTTGTCTCTATTGGACTGCCTGTTATATGCACGACTGTCATTGGGTTGACCTGACCGGGTCGGTCGATTCGAGCATTGGCTTGTAAGTATGTTTCTACACTTGAACATGGAGCGTACCAAATAATTGTATCGGCGGCAGTTAGGGTAAGCCCGTGGGATGCCGCTTGCGGTTGTATGATGAGAACCTTGGGGTGTACGTCCTCTTGAAATTGTTTTACCAATTCAGAACGTCTATTGACACTCACACTTCCATTGATGATTTCGCACTTTATATTGTGTTTTTTTAAGTGCTTTTCTAGAAGTTCAATAGTGTGGGTAAAGGGTACAAACACCAGCACTTTATTGCTAGTCTCGTCAATGACTTCCTGCACCACGTTTAATCTGCCAGATACATCAAACTCTAGGACTTCTCCAGTATCCGTATACACAGCGCCACCGGATATTTGAAGCAGCTTGTTAATTTGCACGGCAGCATTGACCGCCGATATTTCTTCTCCGTCGGCTTCAATCAACATCTGCTTCTTGAGTACGTTGTAGTACTTGATCTGCTGGGGTGACAGTGGGGCATCACGGTCAACAAAAGTCACAGGGGGTAGGTCAAGGCATTGCTTCTTTTCAAATCGAATAGCTGGCTGAAGTATCTTATGAACAATGTGTTTAGACTCGGGGCGCGGTATCCAGCGATACTCGCTGACCTTAAGCATTACCTTATCTCTAAACTGCCCAAAGAACATGGGTATGCCAGTGGGGTTCACTAACTTTGCTAATCCGTAAGCATCCACAGGAGACTGCGCGGCGGGAGTTCCAGTCAACATCCACAACCCACGTATAACTTTTGTCAAGTCACGCAAGTCTTTCCACCGCTCGGTCTGAGCATTCTTATACGCTGACGCTTCATCTACCACAATCAAATCGAACCCGCCCTTGAGTAGTTCACTCTTAACAATTCCAACCCCATCAAAATTGATGACGACAAACTCTGATCCTGCACTGATGATTTCTTTGCGCTTCTTAGCTGAACCGTGTGCAATCGACACCGTGCGGTGAATTGCAAACTTAAACAAGTCCTGTTGCCATGCCGACTTCATGATTGACAACGGACAAATCACTAACACTCGTTTCACTAATCCTCGTTGCATCAAATAATCAACTGCCCAAATCACTGATGCTGTCTTGCCTGTACCTTGCTCGTTAAAGCAAAACGCCTTGTTGTTGGTCGTTAGGAACTCGGCTGTAGTCTTCTGATGCTCAAATGGGGTGAACCCGTGGGGACGAGGCCACTCATACTCTGATAAGTTCATTTTTTCTTTGGTTTATTGGTTTTGACCGTATGGTCTGAATTGCGACTGAACGAACGATTGGCGCTTGGGGTCTTGAGCTTAAGATTTCCTGAAGCATTGCTCCCCCCTTTGGACAAGGGAACCACATGGTCGATGTCTTTTCCAGTACGGTCAACGCCCTTCTTGTCCATCTCACTTCTTGCTCGTTGGCGTTCAAGGCGGGTATCAGATTCGCCTCTTGTTTTTTGCTGTTCATATTCTTTCTTGTATGGTCTAGGTTTGTTTACGTAGGGCATGATGCCTCCTTAAAATTTTATTCAAGTGTTGCTTTGAGTTTCAAGGCGTGTAATAAGTCGGCTAAACCGCGCAGAATTTCACAGCCTTCCCACTCGCCCGTTATCTTTATGCGAACCGTATGTACATCTTCTAACGTCCTAACAGTTTCGTCTTTCGGGTTGTCACCTGTCAATAGCGTAACTTCCATCAATTGCGAAAAACCCGAGGGGGTTTCAAACTCCAATATAGTGATTTCACTGTTACCGTTCCCTTCTTCACCCACCACAGCACGTACAGCACCGTAGTAGGTGTTCCAATCATTAGGTTCGTAAGTGGTTGAATCAAATTTCATCTTTAACTCCTGTTGTACTCACATTGTTTGACTGCACAGAACTTGCACAGTGGCCCACTAATAGGGTTCCACACCCCATTTTCCAATGCCGCCTCAATCCGTGCAACAACCATTGCTGGTTTTTCTAGGTACTTTTGCATCATTTCTCTATGGTGCTCAACCTTCAAAAATTCCTTGCACACCGTGAAGATCAACGCAGACTTAACTCTATTGATTTTGGGGAACTTGGCAAAGATACCCGCCGCCACAAGGTCAAGCTGTTTGGTATCTGCGTACCGCGTGTTCTTGCTGGTTTTGTAGTCGGCAGAATGCGCTAAGCCTTTTGCCTCGTTAAGCACGACCAAGTCGGCAATACCATGCCACCATACGTTCGGAGCATGGAACTCGCAAGCTTCTAAATCTTTGGTCAACCCCAGCTTTACCTCGCACAGCTTCTCCCCCTCTAAATTTTTAAGGGCATCCAGTGTGTCTTGCATGTAGTCGAACGCTGGCGGGATAGGTTTATCGTCCCGAATGTATTCCTCTGCCACAGTATGAGCAGTCTTGCCGTACAGCGTTGCCGTTGTATCAGGCTCAACAATGTCCTTGGCTATCTTGGTGTGATAGTACTTCTTAGGGCATTGCTCAAATGTTTTCAAGCTACTGAACGACCACACAATACTCATGCTGTTTCCTCTACCAAGTAAGCTTCGCGTTTACGGGGTTCCCCGTTACCACGCACAAATGAATTCCACCAATAGATACCGCTCTTGCGTTGCTTGAAGTGGCCTCGCACGTAGTGGGCTGAAATATCTGAACGGCGACTTACGACACCCTCGGTGGTGGCGCTCTCAATCTCTTCTAAATGCAACAGTGTGTACGCACTAGCAGAGTATGCCTTTTGTTTTTTACCACCGAGTTTCATGCTTTTGAGAGGTGTCCGTGCAGGAACTTTAGTTCGACCTACTCCGCTTTTACAGCTAAGCAAAAGATAAGAAGCAAACATAAGGCATGGGATTTCTGTGGCAGATTCCCTGATATGTTGTTGTGTTTCAGGCGATTCATATAGTTGTTTAAAACGCTCGGGTGGAACTCCCGCTTTTTCTGCGGCTACGATGAACGATACGCACGGTATGATGTTGCAATCAACAGCATCGTCTCCGTTGACCCTAGAGCTAATGGACACTTTAAGTGCGCCAACCGCATTCATACCAAATAAAAACATAAAAAAACTATGCTGAATGCGACCGTCAACAAACTCCCAATACGGCAAACAAGTGAACACGCCCTCGCTGATTTCTCGGATGTATGCGCCGATGCGTGTTATCTCAACGATGCCGTTGATAAGTCCGTTGTGACGTAGCTTGCGGATGTCCTCTGTTAGCGGGTATTCAATCACTGTATGCGGGTACGGCATACGCAATTCAACAAGGTTAGGCATCTTGAAAGATTTAGAACGCACAAGCATTTCGGCGCTCAACGCAACTTCGGGCGACAGAATAAATGTCTGCACATCCTTCTTCGGTACGTTGTGGTGGAACTCAATCGGCACCCCAAACTCATTGGACGTGGCACGGTCAAAAAATTTGTCGATCAGTGGTTTATTAACAATCCCCATAACTTCTCCCATACCCTGCTTCACAGTTCAGCGGTAACTCGGATGCCCACGACGGACGTAAGCGCATACACAATTCAACGTACTCCTTAGCTGTTTCAGCCTCAGCCTCCGGTGCAATGCAAGCCACGGCGTCATGAACGGTCATAACAACGCGGTACTTTTTCGCAATCATCAACATCTGCTCACCTATCACAATACGTGCAAGTGCTTGGCATACGTTCTCAATCACTTTACCGCCATAGATTCGGTTGAGAATGATAGCCTTGCCCTTCTTGGTGTCGTACACGTACTCGACATCGCCGTCATCGTCTAACTTTTTACGTAGGTTGGGGTACTTCAAGCGCAGTCCGTTGGGTAACAGGATGCCGTCTGACCCATCTACCTTGAGAATGCCGCCCCGACCAAAGGATGTGGTTTGTTCACCGATGATTGCGGGGAACACATTTGCCGCCTTTTTCCACAACGCTGATATGTTTGGGTAGGTTCGGCGATATGTATCAATGATGCGTTTCGCCTCATCCTCCGATACCTCCACTCCAAAAGTTTTGAGTTGCGTTCTAAACTTAACCGCACCCATACCATACCCAGCCCCAAGAATCGTTGTTTTACCGACAAAACGCTCATCCTTAGTGATCGCCTCAACCTTCTTGCCATAGATAGCCGATGCCATGATTTTGTATACATCTTCGCCCCTTTCAAATGCTTCCACCAAATCGTCCTGCCCAGCCAGCCATGCCAACGTCCGTGCCTCAATCTGTGATGAATCCGAGTCAATCACCACCATGCCAAACGGCGCAAGGATAGACTTCTTTAGCGGAGATGTGCGTTGTAGGTTTTGTAAGTTGATCTTGTCGTCACCGCCCCAGCGTCCAGTGTGTGCGGCGTAGTAGCGTAGGGGTACAGGCATTGGGCCTCGGTTAGCGATCCCAATGAACCGCTCGGTGCGGGTCTCTTCAATAGTTGACTTTGTTCCCAGCCGGGCCGCAACTACTGCTTGTACCCGAGTATCCTCATGCTCCAACAGGGCCTTGAATCCCTCATCCGTCTTAGAGAATGCGTAAGTCTGCATACCAGTAGCAGGACTTTTCTTCATGGGCGGCTCAACACCAAGAGACACAAGCAAGTCGGCAAACTGAGGGTTGCTCATCAAGGTGTCTTTGTTAAAGCTATCGAGTAACGTGACCTTCCGTGCTTGCTCTACATGCAAATGTTTTTGCAACATCTCTTTGTCCAACTGCAATACTGGCTCGGTGAACATACGGATGGTCAAGTCAATCAGGCGTAGCTCAATCTTTGGAAAGCCTTGGCTCATCAAACCAAACAAGTCCCATGTCAGCTTCACATCATTCTTGCAGTAGTCGCCGTATCGTGCCAAATCTACCTTGAGGAAGTCTTTGCGAAACTTATTGATGGCGTTGACAACTTCATTACCCTTGACTCCAATTTCATAGTAGGTCGCTAAGACCCCTAGACTGCCGCCTACCTGAGTACCATGCAATGCTCTCGCCATGCTCAGCGTATCCAACCAACCCTTGGGTGTAATGCCGTACTGCCAATTCAGTATGGCTCCGTCAAACACTGCGTTGTGCGCCAGCGCAAGGGAATTCTTCCAGTCGTACTTTTGGAGGAACTGGTACATGGCTGAGTGTGTGCCGCTGAACCATACCGGCTCGCCATCGTTTACCTGTACTGCAACACCGATAACTTCAAAGCGTGGGTCACGGATATATTCCTCAGTGGTCTGCTTGGCAAACCCAAGGTCACCGCCGTAGGCTGTTTCAAAGTCGATTGTGATTATGTTCATTGCTTCATCAGTTGGATAAGTTGCTCTAAGTATTCGAGTTGCTCTTCGGCAATAACGGCGGCTGTGCCACCGGCTTGTTTTATCTCTCGCAGATTTTTTTCTTGCAGCGCTGTGGTCGTGCCTTTACCCGCCTTGGCTTCGATTGCAAGGAAGTTTCCGTTGACACAGCATAGAAAATCGGGGACTCCTGAATTGCCGTAGCCAGTGCCGATGGGCATGGCATAGTAGACACCGTGGTCTTTCAGGATTTTTTTGATTTTGGCCTTGACCTTGGCCTCGGGTGTTACCGCCACTAACTACTCCAATTTATTTTCAAGCGGCGATAATAACATATTGCTGGACAATGTCAAGCGACAGACGTAAAAAAGCCGCCCGTAGGCGGCTAGGACTTACCCTAACAAATTGTTAGGCGCGGTCAAGAAGATTGTGCTATCGCTCGTTCAAGATACCACTTAGCTTTCTCCAAGTCTTGCTTGCGGTTGCCTTTGTGGTCGGCTCGGCTAATGTACTTCACAGCGTTGCCTAAGTGATAGGATAAATCTTTCGCCTCGATGAAGTCGATAGTCTCCATACCACCTACCTTGTAATGAGTAGGGTGATTCACTGGGTCGGCGGCTGGCTCCTCCATTGTGATTGGTGTGTTGCTTGTCTGCATTAATATTGTTTCCCATTTTGGCTCACGTTGCACTTTGCGGCCTTTGGTAAGTTCGTGTACGGCTTCTGACACCATCTTGTCCATGCTTTTCTTAGCCATGTAAGCGGTTTGGTACGTTGTATTAAACTTCTTGGCTACTTCGGTAGTTGTAGCTGTTGGGTTGACTACAAAATACCTGCGCATTTTTGCGGCGCGGCTGGTTTTCTTAGTTGTTGCCATTGTTAGCTCCTTGCTGTTGGCTGTTTACATACTCGGTAAGAATTTCACGGATTTTGGCTTGCTTTGAATACGGATGATGGGTGTTGAAGTAATCCATCACCCCCCTTGGTAGTCGCAAGCTCGTATTAAAAAGGGTTGGCTTCTTACTAGGGCCTCGTCCTTTTCGTTTTTTAATTTCTTCGGTCATTTGCTTTCCTTTCAAATCGGCTATCTTTTAGAAATGCTCTTAGCCATTTACCCTTACCAAGTTTTACCCATTCTTCGTATTCGCTCTGTGTTAGTTTGGCGCTAACGCTTCGTCCGTTTTTGGTTACTTCACGTTTTGGTTTCAGCATCTGTGGCTTTCTGATGGTACGGTGCATGTTCATCAAGGTAGTCCTTGAGTAGCTTCAAAAACCCAACTTCTACGCAAGCACGTATTTCCGCTGGTTCAAAGTCACAGATGATGGTCATTGTGCCGTTCTCGTTTTCAACAATTTCTTTCACTACCATGCTTCTCTCCTTCTCTCTTGTTTAAAAAAATTAAGCCGCATTTGGTGCATTTCCAAAGCAACCCCTGCTCTACTATCACTTTGCGCTGACTGTGAAAGCCACGCATCCTCCCAAAAAATGTTTTGATCTGTTCAATCAATCTTAGTCTCCTTAAGTTTCTTGGCATCCATACAATCTTTACAAACAAATTTAAAAAACCCAGCCTGTGCCTTTACATACCCACCGCGAGTAGACTTATCCTTTTGGCATTTCCAACACATCTTGGGTCTACCATGAAGTTCTCGTTCGCTGTCTAAATGCGTGTTCACCGCCATCAAGTTCTGTGCCAGTACGTTATTAATTCCTTTTCCTCTCATGTGTTCTTCTCCTTCCAACGCTTGCACAAATCTTTTACTGCCTTGCTCTTGGACTTCCTGTCGCACATGTTGCTTATGGATCTCTCCTTTGCTTTTTGTTTTAACGTCAATGGCGGCGGTGTGTCGGGGAACAAGCCGTTAAACCCCACTGTGCCTAGCACAGCACTGATAATGAGTCGGTCAATCATGCTTGTCCCCCGCGTGTTTTGCCAGCCGCTTCTCCAACCTAACAATGCGCTCTTCGTTGTATTGCATGGCGGCATACGCATACTCAGCGGCAGTCTCAGCTTCCAGCTTACGTAGGTGTGCCTCCGTTAGTTCTAGTTGAATCACCTCGGAAATGGTCTTGGCTCTAAGTATGTCTTTGATATATTTGATTGTTTTTTCTCTGAATGTCATGTGTTCTTCTCCTTCAAATAAAACTCCATTGCAATGCGGTATGGGTCAAGCGCAGGTAGGGGGCGGTCGTTGAAGAAATAGTATTTTGGCTTGCTCTCATCTACGCTGGTAACAACTGTCCCATCAACAACGTGGTGATACCTTGTTTCTTCAACCCGAATGGCGTAGCCCTCTGCCCTTGCCACAGCCAACTTCAACTCAATACTTCCAATAGGAATATAGTTCTTGATGGTGTCGTATTTTTCAATCATGTGTTCTCCCCCATCTTGGCTTGCAACTCATCCATCTTTGCTTTCAGCTTGGGTGCGTATTGACCTACGCTAATAAGCGTTGACTTGATTGTGTTGCGGTTGTATCCGTACTCAAGGTTCTGCCGTAGTTCAAGATGCGCTGACCCAAGCAACCCATAAATCTCATCTCGCTCTGATTTAAGTTTTACAACATCATGCTCTAAACCCATTATCACAATTTTGAGCGCCTTGGCTTCGCAGTGTTTCTCACAAGTGTCAGTCATGTGTTCTTCTCTAAGCATCGCCGCCCTCACCGACTCCTTGCGTTGCTTGGCTTGTCGCTCAATCTCGTTGAACGCTTCGTCTTCTTCAGTCATCATCGCCTCCGTTCTGCGTTGTGTAAATCATCCAGCCAATCATTGCGCATACAAAGACAAACAGAATAGCGCCCAGCGCCAGCATCGTTGCCATTACAAGAATATTTGCTATTGCCTCTAACATCACATTACCTCCACTTCTGCGTCTGTTTCAATCCACACTTTTGCCCCGCAAGACAACGGTTTGTCAGGGCTATACACCACACGGCTCTCGCCTTTAATGTGTACGCTAGTTGCGTATGTATTGCTCTTGTATGTTTTAACTGTCAGCACAGGGTCGTTAGTACCATTCTTTGCGTTGGCTTTAACAACGTGCTGATTAACATGGATGATTGTTTTCATTGCTCAGTCCTTCTAACATTTTGTTATGCCTCCCCTACTACTAATACAAACACTTCATCATTGATACGGCAACCTACGTTGCTTACGAATGCCTCGGCTTCCACAAGTTTCAACATACCTAGCTTTCCTCGCATGTCTTCGGGGAGCGTATTATTATCATAAAGTTGGATAGCGTCACCTATTTTTACTAGGTATTTACCATCATCCTTAATGACTAGCGCAGTCTTGCCGTTCTCGAATTGGCTTTTAACCTTGTCGATAGTTAGCATCTCCTCGCCTATACGTTCATACTCTGCTTGTGCTTTATAGATTTTGATTTGCTCGGACTCTGCCATTGTTTTAATATGCTCAAGGAACAAAGAAAAGCCAGTTCCCATGATGAACTTATGAGCGGCGGTTTGTATAGTGGTTGCGTGGTCGTGCTTCTCTCTGTCCTTCCTACGCGCCTGTTGTTGGATAACCCCACTTGCATCTTTCATAGCCTTATCAATACGCTCACTCGGCTTGAGTTTGAAGAACATCTTCTTGGCTTTCAGAATAGCCTTATCCGCATCCGTAGTCTTGTACCCACCACGGCGCACTCTGTCCTTACCAATACGCTCGTTGGAGATTTGGATTACATAGTTGCTTCCGTGGTACTCCCTGCTGATAGTACCTAGCTCTTCACCAGCTTCCATTACTTTGAAATCCGTTACCTTAAGACTCTGTGGTTCAGTAGAGTTGTCGAATGTCACCGACTCCACCACGAACCTCCACAAAGGATTCAGCACGGCCAGTCGTTGGACAACTGGGTCTATTAGCTTATCCACACTCTTTAACTCCCGGGCATAGTCTTTGACGTTTTTAGCCACCTTCGTGCTAAGTTCTACGTTGCTCAGTTCCAATGTATTCATGTTCTTTTTTCCTCGGTCTTAAAAAATTGTTCTAATGTTTCGTGTTGATACTTTGCTTGCCTTGCCGCCGCTTCCCAAAAATCAATCAGCGCATAGTGGTTCACAAGCCACGCAAAATTGCGTATCTCAGGGGTCATCTCTATCTTTGCTTCTTTAGCAATTTCGTCAAATGGTTTCATGTCTCCCCCCTTACCAATCGAAACGCTTGAGAATCTCGTCCACCTTGGACTTCAATTCAATACGTGCAGGGGCGTGTCCTTTGAGGTCTTCAATGTCCGCGCCCAACATAGTCATCTCCAACTGTCTACGTGCTTCCTCCAACTTGGGGTCGTTGGTCACGTTCAGCTTGGTTAACAAACTACATAGCTCTATCGGGTTAGATATAAGCGTGTCGTGATACCGCTTCTTGGAATCCCCCTCCACATCCGTCAACTTCTCGGATATGCCTACTAACATTTCGTGCAGTCTGTCCCACGGCTCACGCATAGCCTCGGCTAACTTGTTGTTTTGCTGTTTCAAGAACTCCTCACGCATTTCATCTAAGTCATGCGCTGGTATGTCTAAGCGAAAGTCGCCCGCTTCGGGCACAGGTTTAACTGCGCGACGAAACCCAAACTTCAGCTTCACATCCGTCAACTCAGGGTAGTCCTCGGCTTTGTACATACTGCCTAAGTTAGTAGGTGCTTCGACAACAAGACGCGGGTACTCGATGTAGAAGTTTTGGCACATCATGTTGAATGTCTGCTCGAACCCATTCATGGTCTGCTTGTAGTCCATGAACAACGCAGTCGGCAACATACGCTCGCCCTTATCCGCCCAAGGTAGTGTGTGCTTGTTGTGATATAGGCGAACCCTTGCGGCAAAGTCTGAGATGTCTTTGCGTAGGCTAGTACCCGCAAACAGATTCTTCTTGGTCTGACTCGCACCTTTGACTGCCGATGCGTCCGTGTTCACCTTGTCGGTGATCTCCCTGTCCAACTTGGATGCAGGCCATACGCTAATATTCAACTCCACTAATAACGCTGATGAACTAATACTCATTTGGTTTCTCCAGTTATTTCTTCCACATCTAACACATCACTTTCACCATCTGCTCTGTTGTCGTCGTACTGGTCGTACATCAATCGCATTGCTTGCTCTTTATTCTCGGCTTCCACCTCGATTGTTTGGTAGTACCTGAATACCACCACGCCTCTGTATCGTTTCATGGTTGCTCCTTCCGTTTAAAAACTTTTCCGTGTTGCTCGTCGTAGATGTCGTGCAGTTCTACTATCCAGTCTTGTAGTATGTCTAGCCCTACCACATCGGTTGGCATAGTTGCCCAATCAATCTCCACATAGCCTTCTTCTTTGGCTACGGAATACTTCAGTTGTCCTAGTTTCATGTTCTCTCCTAACAATTTGTTAGTCCTTGATATGAATGGTCTTACCATTCGCCGCTTCGCCATCAAAGTAATCGCCGACAATGCACCACAACGTAGGTGCAGTCCACTCGCTACCCCAGTCATCGCCCACGCAACCATCGGTCAAGATGATGACGCACTCAGGCTTGATGTTCTTCTCTTTGAGATACTCGGATACACAGCTTGGGCTTGTGCCCCCGCCATCTTTGGGTCGAGTTGAGTTAATGATGTTGGTTGCTTCGCCATCACCATAAGTCTCATGCCCTACCACCGAACTACCCCAGTACAGCAAGTCCACACACGCAGGGTTTACCTCTTCTGCGATACCCTTAACCTCGGATAAGAACTCGGCAAGCTCGTCGTCACCCACCGAACCCGATGTGTCGATAGCGATTACCAAGTGACCTACCTTCTCACCGATCAACGTAGGCATGTAAACGCCTGTGGATAAGAACCTACGATTAACCTTGCGCCATGACGATGCGTCCTTGGAGTTGCAAATTGATTTCACAAAGTCACGCAGTACCTCACGCCAGTTGACCTTGGGCTCAAGCAAGTCGGCAAGCTCTCGGTCGAGTCCACCTGCTCCGCTACCCGCAATCTTCTGTTGTGCCATGACGCCTTGACGAATCGCTTGGTCGATCTCACGCTCAAGCTCTTTCTTCTCCTCCTCGGTCATGTCCTTGGCTCCGTCCCAGTCATGGTCATCGAACCCCCCATCACCGTCATCGCCCCCGCTGCCGCCTTCCTCTTGCTCTTGCTTGAGTATGTCGAACACTTGCTTGGAGTTCATGCCACGGAATCGCTCGTCAACCAAGCCCATCACCTTACCCGCCATCGGATGCCCATGCGGATAGCGAGGCATCGCAATAACTGACTCGGTTGGATCAAGGTCTTTGAGCATGAGGTTAATCACGTAGTCACAAGCCTGATTTGCCAGCCTGTGGTCTTCGTCATGGAGTTTCTTCCATGTGGTCAGGTGTCGATACATCTTGTGTCCGTTCTCATGGGCTACCAAGAAATTTAACTCCTGCTCACGCAAGTCTTTAACGAACTTGCGCCCGTATCGTTCGTCGCGTCCGTTGGTGCACGCCGTTGGAACGTTATCTACTACGCTAGTACGCCCAACCATCAGCACGCCAGATAGCAATGCGAACTTCGGGTTACGCATCAGCGTAATCTTTGCCTTCTGCACTTTACGTTCTTCTAACATTTTGTTAGCTCCTCTTCGTTTAACATTCCACATACTTTCCTACACACAGTCTCGTCCTTGTGTTCAAACAAGGTAGCCCAGTTGCTACTACCTGTATCTCTCACGCAGTAGCCCAACACTTGCAAGTACCCTTGCTCGGAGTCGAGCGCGGTTACCCACTGCACGATGTACCTCTCCCTCACAGCAAGTCTTGGTTCTTTGCTACCCAGTCGGCGAACGCCTTTGCGCTGAACGCAATGCTCTGCTTCTCCTTGGACTTGGCAATGTTGATAGCGAACACAGCTTGCCACTCGGCATCGAATCGTTCCAAGTACTGCATGAATGGGGCGATGGTGTCCTTGTCAATACGGCTGATAGCACCAAACACCACAATCGCACACGCACCCGGACTTGTAGGTATCTTCGTATGCTTAGGGTCTTTGATGGTTGCTTCCCACGTTGGGAGTTGATCGGCGAACTCAATGTACGCTTGCATATCCCTCGCACCACTCTCACCGATAGCACCAGTCAACGCCGCAATCACAGCATCGGGGTCGTTGAATTTACGTGTCCGCACAATGTTGCTTGCAGTTTCTAGCGAACGTGGAGACACGAACGCCTTCTGTGGTCGCTTGGGGTTGTAGATGTATGGGTTGTCGCCATGCCCATCCAAGTAACTAGCCAATACATGGGGGAATCGGTTAACCCACGCACACACTTCGGGTTCGATACCCTTGGGGATAGCCCAGTTCAACCATGCTTCAGCGTCCGGCTTGGCAATCGTTATGGGTACTAAGCGATTCGCACTGTGCGCTTTCAAGCTGTCGCCCACGCCATCGGTGCTTAGGTTACCAGTCAGAAACACGATGGTCTGTTGGTCGCCGTTGCTTGGCAGGGGTATGTCACCGAGTCGGGGGTTGGCTTTCTCGAACATGGGGTGAAGCATATTCTTCACAGGGTCAGCACCCTTGGTGTACTCGTCGAGCATGATGACTAAGGGTTTCTTCTCATGCAGTTTGAACCGAGCATTGGGGTAATACCTAGTGGTCTTGGTATCGTGGTCGATGACCGGCATTGCAATGTCGCCCAAATCCATATTGGGTACGTCAATATACGCATAGTCATAACCAAGCTCTGCGGCGATGGATTCAAGCATTGAACTCTTACCAATTCCGGGCTCGCCTTGTAACAGGAACCGAGTTTCGGGGTTGGTACGAATCAATGTGGATGCTTGAGCAAGGGTAAGGGACTTACCAAATCTAACTTCTGACATATCTAACTCCTCTGATGTACCTAACAATTTGTTAGGGGGTTGATTAACACAAACTAACACACGGAAAACAATTTCTTTTTCAACTTATATTATAACACATTGTTACATATAAATCAAGCTTTTTAGCCAGCGTTCTGACCAAATGTTATTCCCACTCCACCATCCAATGCTCGTATATACCGCTCGACACTTTGCCCTGCGGCAACGCCTTGCGAACCAACACTTGATGCGCGTGTATCATAAACAATACATCGTCTAGTAGTGGTACGATATGTTTTGACCTCACTCTTACTGAGTCGGTACGGATGTCCATTCGGTCACTTTCCAACTTGGCAACTAACAGCAACGCCGCCTTGTAGAAGTTGGTGTGCTTGTCCTCCTCGGGTTGGTCGGAACGAATCAATTTCTCAAACATCCCCGCTGACTTCTCGTACTGATGCGGCTTGACTGGAGTCCATTCCAAACTCTGCTTGCCTCGCTTGTCCATGTAGGCGTACACACTCATGGGGAACGTACCACCGCATACGCTCTTAAACTCGCTTTGCTGAACACAGACAAAGTCCTTCTCTTCGAGTTGCCATCGGCTAACTGCCATGCTCTCGGTGCGTAGGCTCACGAACCCTTTCAAATACTTGTAGAACTCGCCGTACTGCGCCCTAACATTACTCACAGCTTTGCGGTCAAGTCGCCATGTCCATTGTTGCATCGGGTTAAGAACCTCCCACCCTTTATCCCCTTTGCGTAGGCGTAGCTTGTCCTTGTCGGCGAGCGTGTACTTTGAGTTGTTGATAGTCAGCACAGTCGTGCGCCTCACTCCACTTGCTCCGATACCTAGAACTTGCTGAATGAATTGGTGCGTAGCCACAGTGTTATAGCTATCCACAAACAGCACCACCTCACCATCGGGCATGAACGTAATGACTGGGGTCTTGTACAAAACTAGCTCAACAGCTTCCCCATTCATGCGTATGTGGTAGGTGTCGGCACCGCGCCTGTCCCCCAGTGGTTTAATCTCAGGCGAACGCCCACGCAAGGGCTTGATGGTGTCGTGTATCCGTAGTGCTTGGGCGTAGTCGTGTACCCTCGGCACTCTTTTTACTGTTGCGTATCCCATCACACACCGCCTTTCGTTTTGTATGCTTTGATTTTCCTCAATGACGGATTGGTCAGCTTGAACCTCTCCTTCGCTTTTCTCATGTTGTTTGTCACGATGGAGTCGGCAACCCACTGCCCGAACCTGTCGCACCAACCTGTAACGTAGTATCTACATAACATTTGCCAACCCCTTCACTTCCTGTTGTTTCACAGTTATTTTGTACCCCAACGCTTGAATGTAGTTGAGGTCGGCTGGGCGCAGAGTCTTTGTTCCTGCGATATCGGTGAACAGCTTAGCCTTCTCGCATACTGGGTATGCTTTGTCCTCGCCGTATACGTTCTTGATGTGTATGGTGATTGTTTGCTCTAACATTTTGTTAGTCCTCCGTCTCAAAGTAGTCGTAGTCGGGCTGACCCGTCTTCACCTCAAGCAAGCTCAGGGCTTCCGTGATACAGCAGTGGGTGTCTTCCAAGTACGATGCTTGGTACTCGGCGGGGTCGTTCAAGTAGTTGCGTAGGTCTATTTCCACCGCAACCAGTAGCTTTATTGCTTTTTCGTAGTCGTGCTCAGTCATACTCGGTTCTCCTTCGGGTTAGTCTGTTTCAGGGTTATGGGTGCTTGGGTAGAGGTAACGAACTGATAGTTACCTTTGGTGTATTCTTGAACAATGCACCATGATTGGCGCTCGGTAGTGGCTCGGTCTTCACCGCAGAACATACATACTCGGTAGCCGAGTGACCAGCGTTCGATGTGTACGTCATCGCCACAATCAATACATTCTCTCCAGTTGCTGTCTAACATATTGTTATGCCTCCTCTGTTTGGTTGTCGTCTTCTACATAGTTGAGGGCTTCGGTTACAAGATGCCCAAGGATGAATGCGCCGAGGCACATGAAAAAGGTGTGGATGTAGCCATCGCCTGTCGTGCCCATATAAAAGGATGCACAAGCGAGCAGGGTGTTGAATAAGAAGTAGATCGGTGTTTGCATGGTTTACCTTTGTTACGTTTAAGGGTCTAACAATTTGTTAGGGGTCTTGGCTTGGACTTGATTTTGTTTTTTTCCATTCCAACTTATATTATACCACGATGTTACAGACAGTTCAAGTTTTCTACGGATGGGTCTGCGCAAAAAGGGATGGGTAAAATGTAACAGCGCAAAAGGGTGTTGTTATGGAAGTGTGATGGAACGTGATGGGGTGAAGTTATAAAAAGGGGCTAAAAGTGATGATTTTGGAAGGAAAACGTAACGCTATAAAAAACGTAACAAATTAGGAACGGCGGGGCTTGTGGAAGAGTTAGTTAATGTAATGTTATAAAGTTATAAAGTTATTAGTATATATGAGTATATGGCGCTGGAAATTTTTAAATGAGTTGTGCTCAAGTGAGGTGATGTTACGCACTTGCTGTGTCATTTCATTTTGACGGACGACCATACCACTCGTGTAACTTTGTAACATATAACATTGCTTTAAAATCAAGGACTTACGAGAGGCACTACGTAACATTGCGTAACATTACACCCCAAAGCATAACAATATGTTAGTTGATCGCTACGCCCGCCCGAAGAACTGGTTCACGCCAAAAATTCTAGCCTTAAACGTAACAGTACCAAATCGCTACGCCCGCCC